GGGTTGGTGGTCTTTGGTCTGGCTCTTGCAATCCCTTGCGGTTGCTCTGGTTGGGGTGGGTTGCTTTTGTTTTTATGTTCTTTGGGTGGGGGGGATTTGGTTAGGTAATGTATTAGTATTTATTTGGATATGTTAAAGTTTTGTTAAAGTGTTTTCTTGTTGTTCTAATTTACACAAAGTTATATTAATATTGTGGGGCGATAGCAAAACAACAACATTAAAAAACTAACAAAAATTAGTATTTATGGAAACTACACAAAAACAAATTAAAGAACTAAACAACGGCGAAAAGTTTATTTTTTACGGACACATTTTTGAAGTAATTGGAAACCCTTATTTAATATGGGACAAAAACCAACTAATTCAAGCTAATATGGGCAAAGAGTTAAAAGAGTACAACGGCGACGTATACGGCGCAAAATGTAAAATATTAAAAAATAGCGGGGATTATTTACTAGATAGCTTTGAACGCTTACAAGGTAATGACCTTTACAATGTTTCAGTAATAACAAAATAAAACACAATAAAAGGGGCTTGAAATATAGCCCCACTGTTTAAAATAAAAATAAAAATAAAAAAATGGAAAATTTAACTACAAAGCACCCAGCAATTAACACCAAAATAACCGACCAAATGGCGGTATATGTTGGAACTTATGGTAAGTACAATGACGGCAGTATTTATGGCGCATGGATTGATTTAACATTGATTAAAGATGAAGAAGATTTTAACGACTTATGCGCTGAAATTCACAAGGATGAGCAAGATCCCGAATTTATGTTACAAGATTGGCAAAGTATTCCAAGTCGCTACATTTCCGAAAGTGGGTTAAGTGCTGAATTTTGGGACTATTTAGAAGCCTACAACGGAACAAGCAACACCGAAGCCCTCCAAAAATTTGTTGATTATGGCTATTCGCCCGAAAATTTTAGTAGTTATTATATGGGTGAATTTGATAGTGAGCAAGAATATGCAGAGCAGTTATTGGATGAAACAGGGGAACTTGAGCAAATCCCACCACATTTGAGGTATTATTTTGATTTTGAAAAATACGCAGATGATTTATTTATAAATGATTATTTATTTATTGATGGTTCAGTATTTCAACAACATTAACCCCCGAAGCCGTTTGGCGGTATCGTATAAACCGCTATTTTAAAACCTAAATTTATTTTTTATGCTTCAAAAATGGCAATTACCTAATTTTATTGACACATTAGGCGAAACAATCGCAAAGATTGAAAAAAACAAATACAAAAGCCTTGAAAATGGCGAAACTTTTATAAATACCTTAAATAAACACATTTTGTATCGTGTTGAATTTATCAATAGTTTAGGCACTCCCCAAGCGTTTTATGATATATTAAAACCAACCGAAAGCCTAACCAAGACAAACCCACTAAACAAAGTTAATTTATACATATAAACCTTTATTTTATGAAAAAGTTTTTATCTTATCTTATTTTTATTTTTCTATGTTTAGGCATAGGAATTGAAATAGTTTATTTTTTATTCAAATAATATTTTTTAATTTACAAAAAACACAAACAAATGGCAAGTTTAAAAAGCATTTTTTTAAAAGAGTTTCAAAATTTTATCAATTATGTAGATGATTTTTACAATATTGAAACGGGCATTTATCCCATAGCAACAAGAGAGCAAATAATTGAGGCAATAGGGGAATATATGTTAAGCCAAAGAACTTTTAAATGTGAATTTGATAGCATAGATAGGGAACAAATTCGCCAAATTTTAGAAACTAAAAAAGATTGGGAAGCAACCACCCAACAAGATGAACAAAGATATCATCTTAAACATAGTTAATTAGTAAGTAAGAGTTGGCAGACCTCAAAAACTGCTTGATTTTAATTTTATTTTTCACAAATATAATTTATATGAAAAAAGCATTAACCCCTATTCAATCTATGAACAAGATTAAAAGCCAAATTAAGGCACTAAACAATCGTTTAAAGCAAGGCAAGGTTAAAAACCCTTATCCAGTCCTTAATAAGATTGAAGCCCTTAAAGAGGCATTAAAAACGGAAATGGACAACCACTATTGGGAAAACTATTTATCAATCTAAAAAATTAAATTTTATGGCAGTATTCAATTTTGAATTATTACGCACCTATTCAACAATGTTTGAAATAGAGGCAGACACCCAAGAACAAGCTATTCAGCAATTTAAGGAACTTGGGGATAGTATATACACCGAAGAAATGAAACAATGTGAAGTAATTGAAGAAGTGGTAAAAGGGGATAAATATGCTCGTTGTTGTACTTGTTGTGGTAAAGGTATGAATGAGGGCTATTTTGCCGATTACGAATATTTTTGTAGTACTGAATGTTTATTCACTGAATTTCCGTTTGAAGTATGGCAAAAACTATCCGAAGAACAAAATGATAGCTATTATTGGACACAATGGGAAGATGAAAGCGACTACCAGTATCAAATTATTAATGGCAAATTAGAGGAAATGGATGAAGTATCTTATGGAATTAATTAATAAATATAAAATCAAATTTAAACTAAAAACTAAAAAAAATGGAAACACTAACACAAACCTTGACACCACAAGAAAAAAAAGAACTTTTTTTAACTGAATTAGAAAACCGAATTATTAAAAAATTAGGGAACAATTTACACACCCGATTTGAAACCTGTTACCGAGCTCCAGCCTTTGGCTGGTCGGTGGAAGAATATACCTATATGCCTATCGTGGCAAGTAGATTAAGAGAAAAAGGCTATTCGGTTAGTTCAAGTGTAAGTTTTGAAGTAACGGATTGGACTATTGCAGTATAATTATTAAACAATTAAATCAATCTTATGGAACAATTTTATTTTAATGTAGAAAGGAAGATAACTACTTGGGTAAGGGAAAGACACTCAATATCCGCAGAATCAAAAGAGGATGCAATCAAGCAAATGATCATTTTGTTTAAAGAGGATGAATTAGATGATAGTGATACCTATGTTGAACAAGAGCATTTATACGATTGTGATACTTGTATGGATATTGAAGATAATAATGGACAACCTACCAGTGAATTGTATTTTGATGGAACTTTTGGAGATAGTTATAAAGAATTTATAATTGATAACTTAAATAAAAACGAAATATGAGAGTATTAAAAGGTTATGATGGCTTTTTGTGGGCAGATGTTACCCCAATAGCCGAAAGTTTATGGTACAACGGAAATTTAGATTTATTTGCTATTTATGATGATGGCAGTGAACACCTAATTGAAAGTGAACAAGAATTAGATTTGCTTGTAAAAGAAAAAACTACGATTGCCATTGAATTATGTCTTATTAACGATATTATTAACATACAAAACTAAAAATTATGCCAAATTGGTGCTACAATTCACTTTGCGTAAGTGGAGAAAAAGAAATACTTGCAGATTTTGTGAGTAAAACATTAGTTCCTTGTAATATGTCAAGCGAGGAAGAATATGATGAATCCCATAGGTTTACATTTAATATCTTACACCCTTTGCCTAAAGCACTGGAAGGTGGCTTATCGCCATTGCCTAAACTGGAAGGAGAAAATGATACCCAATATAAGGAACGAATGGCTGAAAATGTACGATTATATGGAGCTGAAGATTGGTATAGGTGGAACATAGATAATTGGGGAACAAAATGGGATGCCAGTAGTACTTGTATTGAAGAATTAGATGATAATAATTTTGATCTTAAATTCAATACTGCTTGGAGTCCACCGATTGATTGGTTTGAGAAAATTATCCCAATGTACCCACAATTAGAATTTGACTTGATTTTTGATGAAGAATCTCAAGATTATTGTGGCAGAATGACTGGAAGAGAAGGAGAAATTGACTTACAAGTGGGTAAGCCGTATTTTACCGACCACGAAGAAAAAAGGGTAATTTATGATATGAGCAAAGGGAAATGGAAATATGAAGATAGTGGGGAACTGATTGAAGATGAAGATTTTTACCCTTATGATGTAAATCCTTTTGCATAATATTTTTTTAATTAAATTAATTATTTTACTTTTACTTTACAAAAACATAAAACGAAAATGAAAACAACAACTACCAACCTATTTGCAACTGCAACAAAGGTTAAAGAAACAACTAAAAAGACCGATAAAAAGGTCATTTTAAGCCCCTTGTTGGGCAACAAAGTACAAAGGTATGCAGAACTCAAGCAAACGATTGATAGTGCTACTGGAGAACTTAAAATGATTGAGGGAGATATTAAAGCAGTAGGAAAAGACCTATTTATGAAAGAATATCGTACCCAAAGAAGCACACCCGATAATTTTAAAATTCAAGATGAAGCGGGATTTACTTGTATGTTTATTTGTATGGACAAATACACTATTGTAGATGAAAACAAAGCGAATATCTTATCCCAATTTGATGGCTTATTAGCTGAAAATGTAGTTTATAAGTTCAATACTGATCTTGTTGAGAAGTATGGCGAAGTATTGAGTGAACTTATCCTTAATTGCCCCGATATTGATGATTTGGACAAGGGAAACCTAATTAGTGGTGAAAAGACCTTTTCAGTAGTTAAAGGCAGTATTGACCGCTTAATGCAATATGATAGTCCAGAGGCAGTATTTGAATTAATTAACCCTATTGTAGCACTTAAAAAATAATTTTATGCCATATTCAAGTTGTTGTAACGCACATACAAATTTTACTGAATTAGATATTTGCCCATATTGTAGGTACTATTGCAATTGGGAAGAAATAGAAGAAGCAGAATTAGTAAAAGATATTATTAATGAAGAAAAAATTGATGAAACTTTAATTAATACTATAACCCAGCAATATGATTAAAGCTACTTTAATTTTTTTAGGACAATTAATCTACTTTATTGTGGTTTGTGTGCCATTAGCCATAACCTTGCTTCTAACAGCCCACATATTTTTTGAACTTAAAAGAATAATACAATGGATAAAAAAATAAGCAAACACAAAATGTTAAGGGAAACTATGTATGTAATGTTTAAAGACAATCATTTGCCCTATTTAGATATGGAAGATTTTTTAATTATGTGGCAATCTTTAGCCGACCAATGGAACATACGAATAGAGGATGACCAGTGGGAAGAATTTATTGAAGAAGTAAACTCGGTAGCTTCTAATAGGCAAAATGTTTTTAACGAAATTTTTGATAAATATTTTATATGATACCCTATTTAAACTTTAACTACATATACCCGCCCCGCCCCGAATTTAAGATACCACCCAAAGAATTAGATACCTTTGATACTGGAGAATATGTAGTGCAACCAAAGTATAATGGTACTTGTTGCATTGTTTTTACCAATGGCACTGAAGTTTATGTATATAACCGACATAAGCAACCAATGGCTTGGTATTGCACCAATATAGATTTTAAAGGTCTTGCACAATCTAACCAATGGTATGTTTACACTGGAGAATATCTTAACAAAGGGAAATTAGGGGAAAATGGCAACAAAGAAAAGGATAAGTTTATCATTTGGGATATTCTTGTTTGGGCAGACCAATATTTAATTGGGGATGATCTATTGACAAGAATTAATCTACTTGAAGAAACATATCCTTGCCAGAGAGGTAAAATTGGTGAAAATGGCTTGGAAATGTATGAACATTTATGCCACACCAACCTTAATGGCATATACAAAGCTCCGAGCTATATGAATGGCTTTTTAAAGCTATTTGAGGACATATCTAAAACCGACCTATATGAAGGCTTGGTGCTTAAAAAGATTGAATCAAAGCTATCTTATGGCTTTCAAATGCTCAACAACCACGATTGGCAGATTAAATGCCGAAAACCAACAAAAGTATATCATTTTTAAAAACCAAAAACATAACCAAATGGAACAAACACTAATCAATTTATTGAAATTGAACTTTGATTTAGATGACTTTTATAGTATCACAATATATCCCGATTATCACCCCGAAAGGATTTTCTTACAAGGACATCCATCTTCCGAAAATTTACTAAAATACACAAAACTAGGTTTTGCATTTAACGGGGATGAAAATAAACTTGTAGCTACAAAAGATAGAGTTAGAATTATTTTTTATTAAAAACCAAAAACAAACAATTATGGCAAAGTATGAATTAATGGAAAAGACAGAAGTTAATGGAGAAGTATGGTATTTTATTCGTAAAGACGATGGATTTTCAGTAAACAATAGCTGGACTACAAAGTTAGAAGATGCAGAAAAAATGCTTGATGAAATTGAAAATGGCAAACCTGGTGAACCTATTATTAAAACTTTAAAAACAATAGAAGTTAAATGATTAAATTGATTAAAAAATATTTTTCTCAAGAGCAGAAGTTAAAACGGAAAAAACTTCGTGAATTAGGCAATCAAATAGCAAATAGCACTGACTATAATGAATTGGTTGTTTTAGTGAGAACATATAATAAGTTAAAAAATGAAGATTAAACAAATTAGTGTACTGGAATATGCAAAAAAAATAAATCCTAATTACTTTAGAAAAAATAGAAAATATCCAGACACCCCATTGACAAGACACGCAATTATGTACCGCATAAGAAACAATATGCCATTACCCGAAGTTATAAAATACAATAGGGTAGGCAAGGTGCATGTATTAAGCGTTAAACACGATTTTTAAATTAAAAAACTACAAAATGAACGAAAGAAACATAGATTGGGTATTGAATTGTATCAATTCTTGCACAAACAACGAACAACTAAACTGCTGTGAAGTTCTTATTGCTTTGTATAAATTTAAGTTAGCCAAAGACCAAACTGACGAAAGATTAATTTACAAGCAAGAAAGCGCATTGATGGAAGCTTATATTAATAAAAGATCTTTAATTGAAGTAATATGAAAAATAACTACACAATAAGCCCTAACTACTTGCTTCAATTAGAAAATGATGAATTAAGAGAAAGGATAAAAACATTAATTTCCGAATTTAAAGAACTAAAGAAGCTATATGAAGAACGAGAGAGAGAAGGAATGGTACAAAATCAAGGGGACAATGCAATTATTCAAGAATGATAAACTTATTAGAGAATTTAAGTTTCATGATGCCTACCGAAGGAGATCCGTTTTAAAAATTTGGAACTCCGAAGTAAAACCTAATGGCATTGATACTTATGAATTAATTATTAAATTAGATTAAATATGATAGATTTTTTAGAAAAATACTTGTTTCAAGTACAAATTATTTTAGCCATTATATGTTGGCTATATATGGTAAAGTATGTTATTAACTATTTAAAAGAAAAAAAATGAAAAAAATAAACATTGAATATGTATTAGTACCTAAAAGAAATAAATTAGTTATTGATGGTAATGTAATAAGCACTACAATAGTAGATTGTGAATTAGATCCTTACGAATGTACTTTTGGTGGTGCAAATGATGTAGAAATTAATACAGAAGGATATACTCATATTACCTTAGATATTAATGATCTTGAAAATTTAATACAATTAATAAAAAAAGCAGAATTAATGTATGAAAAAATTAATTCAAAGAAATAACATCTATTTCTCCATCGGGTAGCATATCTATTTGCTTTATAAGAATGACCTCCATTTTTTTGAATTGATTAAGCACTTCCAGTAAAGACTCGGCATAGACCAATTTAGTTAGGTTTATGCCGTTTTTTTTGAAATAAACTCTATATGCTTTCACTTGGAGTAGGTATTTGAGATTTGGCAAATTTCTTTTTAGCATCCTCGCACTTGCTATAAAGATACTGAACTAGGTAAGCTTCATTCTCATCATTATCTACATCTAATTTAATACCCCTTTTTGAGTATATAAAGTTCTTGGCATGGATTATCTCATGAAACATAAATTCAGTGGCAAATTTGCCCTCATTTGGCAAACAAAGGTATATATCATCTTTGTATGTTAGGCACAATGCAGCAGCAGTTTTTGCATAGTTATCTCTATTGTCATCTAAATCAAATATCTTATCAGTAAGCATATCCGACATTTTAGGTGCTACCATTATTTTAATAGTAACGTAAAACGTTGGTATCTTATAAGTATAAGTCTTATATAACTTCTGCTTCATGGCTTATTCTTTTGAATGTATAACCACCCGTATGATTTCTTCTACCATTTAAAACTGCCGATACTTTAGTAGCCGTAACCCCAAGACTTTCTGCACAATCCCTAATACCTTCATATTGCCCTAAATAAACTCCATTTTTAAACACTTGAATATACCCTTTAAAGTTCTTACATCTTGCTCCAGTAATGCCAAAAGCGGGGTTCTTTTGCCCCTTTCTGTTGATCAATAGCTCCATTAAGGCTTCGCTATTCTTTCTTCCTTTGTTAACCTTGCTAATCTTATCTCTTGTTTCTTGGCTTGGGTTTATGGTTCCATCCCCGCCATTAGTTAAATTAGCTAGTGTTCCATTACCTAAGTCTATTCTTCCATATAACTCTATAAACTCAATTTCTTTCAATTTAGCTTCATCATAAGTAATGTCATCAAATAGTATTTCTACCTCATAATCCGATTTAGCTATTATTTTTTTCCAAAGATTGCTTCTTCTTGCTTTTTCTTTGGCTCTTTTATTGGTCATATCATTTCCAATACCAATATAAAATGGTTCGTTTTTATCAAGCCTAATATGTCGGTAAACATATGCCATTGTTAATGCAATTTACCATTAATTATTTGATAGTTCTTAACTGTAAAATCACCACTTGATTCAATTAATATATGAGCAAATCCATGTTGAGAATTACTTACTAATGGACTATACGCAGGTCGCAATTCGCATAAACACCCTGTTGACCAACACCCAATAACATTGCCGTCCAAATCTGTTTCTGGATGAAAACTTGCTCTATGCAGATGCCCAACAATTACGCTTTGCTTTGCTCTTAAAAATGCTCCTCTTGCAGGGGATACGGGTACAAATATACCCTTAAAGATATGATGACCATGAGTAATAGATAACTTACCGGCTTTTACTAATATAGTATCATCTAATATTTGTATTTTTTGCTCATTAAGTTGCAATCTTTCTTCCAAGTGAAAATATGGATCATCCCAAATCTCTCTAACTTTTTGTTCTAAAAACTTTTCCCATCTTATACAATGATTACCTTTTAACCAATAAATAGACGCCACTGGGAATAAATTTCTCAATTGCACTAAAAATTCTTTGGTAGCATCAAACTCTTGTTTAACGCTTCTTTTTTTCATATCCTTTTCAAATCTACTCACTTGGCTATTATCTATAAGATCGCCATTAATAAATATAGTATTTACTTTATGCTCTTTTCCATAAGATAATGCTATTGTAATGGCATCTATATCATGGTAAGGTATGTGTAAATCGGATATTAAAAGAATGTTATTACAAGCCAATGGCAACTTAAATGGCTCTCTTTTTTCCTGATGGCTTTCTGGCAATTTATATGGATTGTAAGGTCTTGCTTCTGTTTTTATAAAATCTTCGTTTTTTACTTGAGCTTTCCTTCTATCCCCACATTTGCCTTCAATATATCTTAATGTACCTCTTGCAGTTTCTACATCAATAAAAGCAAGATTGTTTTCTTTGTACATTATCCTAGCCAATTTTAATGTTGGCATATCGGGATACTTTGTACGATATTGTCTAGCAATATCTGCGTTACCATTTTTTGCTGGCATATTTTTTTGATTAGATTAATACAAATCCATTCTTATCAACCTTACCTGATTTATGTAATCCTTGTAATTCTGCAATAGATTTACCAAGTGTTTTTTGGAAGTGTGGAGCATCTACGAATTTCCAATCTCCTCCCCACTCATAGCCATATCTTTTAAAAATAGCTACAATCTCTTGCCAGTCGCTTTTACCATCACCATCAAAGTCGGTCTTTAGATCCCAACTTGCAGTTTCAAAAGTACCATTCTTATCTTTGTCAACTAACAAAACAATATCAATAGCTAATCCGTAGTTATGGTAAGACTGACCTCCTTTAGCCTTAGTAACAATAGCACCTGGCTTTGTTCTACCTTGTGCGAACAATGCGTCTTGTTCTGCAAATGTTCTAAGCGTATAAGCAAAACGACAAGCTGCGGTGCCAGTTAAAGCTTCAACAATCTCATCATACATGGTTAATGCTTCTTCTCTTAATTTAGGGTGGAGCAATTGTATTCTCTCCAACGTTTTTTGGTCTTTCATTTTTATAACATTTTAATTGTGATTAATACCATTATTCGGCATTCTTTTTAAATATTTTTTCTACTGCCGTTAAACCTAAAGTCCCAAAGGCTAATAAAGCTACTGCTTCTACTAAAACTGGACTTGGAGCAAAATGCTCCTCACTAAATTGGTTATGGTACATAGTAGCACACAAAGCAATTGTGCAAAGCAATCCGCAAAGACGCTTCATACTATATCTACCATTATCTTCTTGAAAAAATTGTTTCATATTATTTGATTTGAGTAAATTGTAAAATTATAACTCCGATGAGGATGATTTTTTGGAGGAGGTGGAACGCTTCTTCTTTTTCGTAGTTGATATCTCTGTATCCGGTATAAAGCTCTCTACTTGCTTCGTATTTTCCTTTCCAATAAAAGATTGTATCATTTTTAACAAGTAATTTTTTATAAAGCTCTTCATTTGTTTTGTTTTTAATTGCGACTGAATCGGTTAATGAATCTATTTTTTGAGAATAAAACTTGTAAAGCTGGTTAATTGTATCTGCTTGTGACACTTTCATTATAACTACCGAATCACCCCTAAATATTCTTTTAACGGGGTATTGGGAGTAACTGGAATGGCACAAGAGTATCAAAGCTAATACTATCAAACTTTGCTTTAGTTTCATTTAATTCTATTTTTAATTCTTTGTTTTCTTCTTTTAATCCTACAATTTGACTAATAGTCTGCTTTACTATCTTATTTTGTTCTTTAGTAGCAGCATCTTGTAAAGTGGCTTGAATTTGAATATTAGACTGCGCCTTTTTTAAAAGCATATCAAACTCTTGATCCTCTTTTGACTCCTCACTTACACCTTGAGCCGTAACACCACAACCAAATAAAAATATGAATACTAAGTATTTCATTATTTAAGGGATTTTATAGCTCCTAAATCATTTAACATTTTTAATTGGGATGCGGTTACTGCACCTGAAGAATCGCTTCTCCTTAATGCATCTTGCACTGCATCTAATCTTGTTTCTACCTTATCCACTCTTCTTTCTTGTTTATCTGCATTGGTCTGGAAGGTACTTCTGATATCTACATATAAGCCTAGTATGCCTGCTATTGCTATAAACGCTATGGCTTCTTTCGGATGTTTTACAAAATCCTTGAAGGAAACGGGCAATGGATTTGCAGATACATTTACATCTTTTTTTTCATCTGTCTTTTTTGCTGCCATTGTTAAAATATTTTAGAGTAGTATCCTAATTGGAACTGCTTATTGTTAGTGATATTTAATTGGATAATCCCTTTATTAGGTGATTTGTAAATCAAGCCTCCCCCATATCCAAAATTATTTTCTTGCTTAGTTGCCATTACTCCCCAATATAGTGCTGCTTTTGGTGGTGGCGGTGGCGTGCGTAATTCTCTTACTTTCACAATAGTTTTTTCAGTAAAATGTGCGTCATAGCCTCTACCAAAAATCTTATTTTGAGAGATCGTATCTTGGATGGAAACGTAATTATCCGTATTTATACGCAAAGTATCTAAATAAACTTTTACCTTATTATAATCATTAACTATATAGGTGGTATCGTGTACCTCCTTAACTTGGTAAATTGTATCTAAAACAACAAAAGGGATAGCATCCCCTTTTTTATATTTCCTTATTGTATCGTGCTTTATCAGCGTATCTATCTTAGTGATAACTTTAGCATCGCCTCCCTTATCATGAGGGGCTAAAACAAAAAAAAGCACTACAAATACGAGTGCTAAAATTAGAATGTTTTTAGCTGTTCCCATTGTGTTTCTTACTATTTTTATGTTTATAATAATAATATCTTATAGTAAACGAACCAGCACAGATACCAATTAAACTAGCAACTAGGCTAACATATGGTTGAATTGTAGTTATAGATACAGCTGCACTTAGTAAACTTACAGATGCAGAAACGTCAGCCAAAGTATTATTCCCCATTTTCAATTTTTTAACAAATATAACCAATAATATATTATATTTTTTAAATTGCCCACTTTTTTTCCTAAACCGTCCATTTACTCATTGGACAAGCCTCCGCTCCTACTGGACTAAAAACTTTGGCACTTGTCGTACACCCACACTTATCGCAATAATCCCTTATGGGAGATTGAACCCAAAACTCACAACCAGCACATATTTCAAGTCTTTTTTCAGCTATTTCCTTCTGCTCTTGGGTTGGATTAAATGATATAGCATAAGACATTATGATTTCCTTTAATTTATTCATAAACAAGTTTTTATAATTATTTATATTACCCCAATATGGGTGTATTTCTGTTAAATTGTCTTTATCATAAATAGAATTATGGCTAGTAAAATGAACTCCATGATTTATATGAATTGCCTCATTTTGACAGTTCCATTGACTCCTTTTTAGTTTTTGTGTTTCAATCATTCCACTATTTGTGATTAATGCATTAGGCAATATACTCAAACAATGCTCAATTGCATCATCCAATCTCATTGTCATTTGATGAAATGGTTCATCATCTTGTTTTCTTTTTTGCCATCCACTCCTACAAACGCCTCCGTAATTCATATTGGTTAACACTTCTCCTGAAGGGAAATCGGGGTAATCAAAATAGCCAACTGGATACATTACATCATGCTCTAAAAAAGAAACATAATCATAATTTCCCATTGTCTTAGCTTTGTATAAGCATTGCATTATTTGCAACAATTGATTTAAATGGGATTGGCTTTTATACCAGCTATTAATTTGATAAAATGGTATGTTTGGCATATGTTCCCAAGTGCATACTACAATATCAGCTACATCTTCACTTGCTTCTTTAATAGTGTCAAGTGATTTGTATATTGCTGGCCATATTTCATGATTATTATTATTTGAGTAAAATATACCTAATTTTCTGTTATTTGATTTAGGATAAACTAACGTATCTCCTTCTCTAATTTGAGCTTGGAAGCCATCTTCAAATTCAATATCAAGATATTTAACGGTTCCTACTGCTGGATCTCCAACTATGTCATTATTAGAAGTAATAACAAGCTTACCTCCTACCACTTTGCTTTGTATTAAAGTTGTACAATCTACCCCTGCGTATGTTGCTTTTTTAATCATATTATCTTTTTGCGTGCATTATGCCCATTATATTAATATCAGTACAAAACCATCCAAATTGATTGGTAGCAAATATATCAAAGCCTAATTCGGTTAATTTTTCTTCTAATATTTTTTTACACTCTGGATTGTGATACTCTACCGCTATTTCTTCAACTGATTGAAATTGCTCTGCGGTAATATTTTCCATATGACGTTCATAACCTTCAATATCCATTTTAATTAATTGCGGCTTGTGGTCTGTAATCAAATTAAGTAAATCATCAAATTCTAAAATTGTTTTACAAACAAAAGTATGGTCTGGAAAAGTTTCATTTAACTTTTCAACCTCTCCGCATGATGCATCTACCCCAATGATTTTTTTAGCCCCTCTATTTATAAAATATTGTGGAGTTGATTCAAATGGTTGGAATAACCATCCACACCCTAAATCTAATACTACTTTACCTTCTACGTCTTTAATATCGTTCCAATGTTCAAGTGGATTTTCTGATTCAACTACTTTTGTTGTCATAATAAAACTGATTTTTTTTCTATTTTTTGTATAATATCATAGTATTTTTTAGATGCGGTGCCTTCCTTTATTTGCAAATTTTTATTGTAAGGCAATTCATTAATATACAATGCTTTATAGAAAAGACCACTTGCTGCTTCTGTAACACCTGCATTATGGAATATATTTAGCCTATGCCAATCTGCTTCTGTACTTGTACCCCAAGCAAACTCTAGTGCCGGATGGCATATGGTTTCTTTGCCCATCTTCCACCCATTCCAAAGCACGCTCCACATATCGCTACACCATATTTGTAGTTCATGATAAGTAGGGTTTTCTTGCTTTTTTAGGTTGTTTAAATCAGTAATTTCTTTGAACAATCTTTCGCAATCTTTTTCTACCCTTTCCCAATATTCCGCATTGATACCCTTCATTAGGTATTGTGCGCCTATTGCGTTTAGTTCATTGTCTTTTATTAATTGCTTGTCTATGTCTACTATTTCGCACATTTTATCTAATATGTCCTCACCTTTGGAAATAATGTAGTCATGACCTATGTACCATCTTGTATCAGATCCATACCATTTGTCATCTTGTAAAAATTGGCTCCAATCAATTGGCTTGGTAAATACAATATCACAATCATGATATAAGATAGCTTCCTTCTCCAATTCGGGGAAAGCCTTGAAATGCTGTTTTAAGATGTTTGGTCTTATGGAAGATATATAGTGCCTTGTTTCCCTTGTATCATCATAGAAAAAAAATCTAGCTGGGTAAGCATTGGCTAATCTTATCCAATTATCTGGGATTACATTATTTACTTTCCAACATACTACATCAACATGATTAGGATTAATCCCCATGCTAATGAAATTATTCAAAAGGGTTTCCACCTGCCAAACGTAATAATCGCTCGCAGGCTGCGCACAGACAAAACGTAAATTCATAAATTTTAATTTACTTCAACAACTTCAGATGCTGATTGAGAAGCTTTGTATTGCTCCATTGCTAATCCTTGAATTAAATTAACAATTTCAATGCCATATTTTGTAGGCATTTCGCTTGCTAACCTGTGTAAATGCTCGGTTTGAGCTGGATTTAAAGATGGAAACGGGATTGATACTGGTTCAGTTACTTGACTCATATGTTTTATTTTTTTGCTAAATTAATTAAATTTATTAATATTCCTAATATTCCTTGTAAGACTTTTCTTCTACTAGCTCGGAGCCATACTTAGTGTTTATCTGCTTCTTAATAATCGCCCTCACATCATTCAATTGGTACACTTCCCTAGCTAGTCCTATGAACTTTTCGGTAAATGACTTCATTCTTTCGCACTCCCTTAAATCATCCTCTACTTTCCATAGCTTTTTGTTTATGTTATAGAGTTCTTGTGTTAGTGGATCTGTCAATGCTTCTGGATGCTTTCTTTCTAATGCCCCTTTTATGTATTTCCACTCTTTCTCTATATTCTCTAACTTATCTTTCTCGTATATAAGTAATTTTTTTATGGTAAGGATAGTATATTTATCTGCCACCTCACCGATGCTTGCTTCTATCTTCATAATACAAAGGTAGTAATTTTATTAATATTTATTTAATTTAATTAATTTAATTTTATAGCTTTGCCTAAAACATATAAACATGCCAACAAGCTATCCTCTTTACAAAGATTCTGTCAGAAATTGGTTTTTACAAAATGTTTCATTAAATGCGTCTATATTGGATATTGGAGCAGGATGTGGAACTTATAGTGATTTAATTCGTGGTTATGGCTACAAAATGGATGCAGTAGAAATATGGGAGCCATACATAAAACAATATGATTTAAATAATAAATATAGTTGTGTTTATAAAGAAAATATCCTTAAAATGCCCTTTGACCTACTTGATACATATGATTTTTTTATTTTAGGGGATGTTTTGGAACATTTATCGGTGGAAGATGCCCAATGGCTTATGAATTTTTTAAAGATAAAAGGCAAGCGATATCTTGTAGCAGTTCCCTATGTAATGGAACAAGGAGAATATGAAGGGAATGTCCATGAAACACACCTACAGCCTGACCTTACGCCTGAAAATATGCTAGAAAGATACCCTGATTTAGAATTACTTTATGGCAATAATTACTATGGTTACTATACAAATAAAAAACAAAAACATGAAAAAGCTTATGTCCTTTATGCTGACGACTCCTATTTGGATCTTGTGGATGCTTGTTGTCGTTCCATTAGAAACTTTAGCACTTATCCTATTTACGTTTATATGCTTAATTCGGACAATAAAGTAAATGTAGAAAATACCACAACGATAAGATGGGAATGTGATGTAAGGCATTTGAAAAAGCGTAATGACTACATTAAAAGAGAAGATAAGCAGATATATAAGCTATTAATAGAAAGACCTAAGATAGTAATAGATGCCTTAAAATACGCTGAAGTAGTGGCGTATGTGGACACAGATAGCGTAGCTACAAAAAACGTCAACAAAATCTTTGATTATTTTCCAATAAATTCACCTTACCCATACTTTACCAAAGGTATTTATGACTTCTTAATTATAAATGGAAGAGGTGGGGCAAGCAACTACGATAATTTAACTAATACATTAGAGGCTCCAGTATGTGAGCTTTTTAGAACAGATCAAAGAGAAAGGCAATTTACGGGATACAGACAGACAGGGTATTTTGTTGCAGGTCAAAAATGCATAGACTTTTTGGAGCTTTGGTCTTATAGATGCAATCATCCAGCAATATTAAAAGATAATGCATGGTACGCGAGTTTTAATGAAGAAACAATTTTGCAAAGCTGTCTATATGATGAAGCAGCGACTGAAGGTTTACCATACTGCTACATAAACGGATTGCACAAAGAGTTAGAATATAAAGAACAAGAGTATTTTATTGGGGAATGGCTAAAAGTACCTTTGAAGCAAAACCATCTTTTTTATCATGGAGAAAAAGATATAGATAAGATTAATGAATTTATAGAATTTTTAAAGTTATGAAGATAATCCTACTTGAGAACCATTTGAGTACAGGTGGCGCACCTATGTTTGCCCTTAAAAGAATTGAAAGCTTACTTGCACATACAAATGTAGAAATATACTGCATTGAGCTTAATTTTCATGGAGCTGACTTTGTGGTGCAAAGGAATCAAATAATAGATATACTTGGAGATAGGTTTTATGAAGCCGGAGAGGATAAGATGCGAGTAATGGATATTATTAACGAAGTAAAGCCAGACATAGTACATATAGAAGATGTGGCAGAAAGGTTACCAAGAGAATTGGCTATTGCATTGTATAACAATAGTAGAGATTATAGGATAGTGGAAACCCCACATGATGTTATTTTCAATCCTGATGCAGATAAGCTTTTTCACCCTGATTTGTACGCTTTTTGTACTCCATTTCATGAAAATGTTTACGCTGAAATGGATTCCAAATACTTTACCATTCAATACCCAATAGAAGAAAAAAAGGTAACGGATAAGATGAAATTGGAAGCAAAGAAGAAAGTTGGCTTTTCTTTAGATAGAAAAACTGCTTTGCATATTGGGCTTTGGACTCCGCAGAAGAATCAAAAGAAAACAATTGCCATTGCAAGGAGGTTCCCAGATATTGATTTTGTGGTAGCGGGGAATATGGCGGGTAACTTTCAGTTTTATTGGGAGGATTTAATTAAGGACTTGCCATCTAATTTTAAGGCACTTGGAGAACGCAGCGATATTGATACCTTGTTGCAAGCAGCAGATATATTTATCTTCCCTTCTACCAATGAATGCTCTCCTTTATCCTTACGCCATGCTATTGAGGTTGGTTTGCCTATTGTAGCCAATAACTTACCAGCTTATGAAGGAACACTAGATAAATATATAAAGCCCCTAGAAACGGATTTAAACACCATTACAAGGGATTACAAGATACCAAATAGCAATAACTCAAGAAGATTTGCGCTTGATCACAAAAAAATGTACGAAACAATACTAAAGTTTTCTATTAGAAAACAAATGGTAACTTTCCATGTAAACTTTATTGGTGCGCCATTTTTAGAGATAAAAGGAATAAGTGATAGCAATTTTCTAGTTAAGTTTTATGATGAAAAGAACGAGTGCCACTACACCAATACAATTAAAGCAAATCATTGGGTAAAATTAAACCGCCAGTGGTTTACCAAGTGGACTATTCGTGTATGGGAGAACGGGCAAGATTTAGTTTACAAATACACCCTTGACTTGGAGGGCAAAGAAGTACTAATTACGATAGATAGCAAGGCATTGGGTGATACAATGGCATTTATACCCTATTGCGAGGCGTTTCAAGAGAAGCATAAGTGCAATGTGACTGTTTCTACCTTTTGGAATAAAATCCTTGATTACCCTAATTTAAAGCTCATTGAACCCGGTCAGTCAATTGGATGCTATGCTATGTACCATCTTGGATATTTCCATGATTCTGACAAGGAACCAGTGCCTGCAAATAAAGTTCCCCTTCAACAATCAGCAAGTAACATTTTAGGGCTTGATTATGTTGAGTTGGTACCAAAGGTTAAGGTGAATAGAGAAAGGCTGGATTTGGGCAGATATGTGGCAATAGCGACCAATTCTACTGCACAATGTAAGTTCTGGCAACGCCATGATTGGCAAATTTTAATAAATCACCTACATTCTAAGGGATATAGAGTAATAAATGTTTCAAGAGAAACTAACCCATTTGATAACTGCGAACCTATCTCAAACACTTCTATTGAATATACTATGCAAGTTATTGCGGGAGCCGAGTATATGGTAGGTTTATCATCAGGCTTAAGCTGGTTAGCTTTTGCTATTGGTACCCATGTAGTTCTTATAGCTAACTTTACTGCTGTGGATTACGAATTTAGTACTAATTGTACTAGAATAGTCAATCCAAAGGTCTGCCATGATTGTTGGAGTGATCATAAATTGGATGCGTCACAATGGAATTGGTGTCCCCGAAATCAAAACTTTATCTGCCACACTTCAATAACAGCTCAAATGGTTATAGATAAATTGCCTTTGTAGCTACAAATGTTACGCTTTATTCTCTAATGCGTTTGCTTTATTGCTTGTTGTTGTTTGGTAAATTTTCTGGTTCATCAATTTTTAATGGTTCAACTATTACTTTACCATTTTCATCAGTCCAGCCAGTATCAATCATATGCTTGTCTTTCCTTTCTCCTATTACCATCCAAGATATTTCATCTGTTGAGTTTACATTTTGACTTTCTATATAGATAATATTACCAATAACTTTACCTTTTACTAAATCCCATCCACTTTCATTTGTAGTAAAACATTGTACTTCTCTACATAAAGCCTCAAATGTACCATTAGTCATTGTTGATACTTCATCTATATTTGCTTGAGCCTTACCATTTACCAAAGTCAATTTGCCCCTATAAATTAAATCTGCTTGTGGTCCTTCAATAAATGAATGCACTAATTCATGCGTTTCTGACATTGATTCTAAAGGATGGTCAATTCTAAACGAACCAGAACCTTTTGATAATGAACCTGCTACAAAAGTAGCACCATCTCCTCTAACTCTAAAATATGGTGTGCCTCCTGCACTAGCCGCATAAATACACCAATCGTTTGAATTTGAACCTCCATAAATTAATGGCCCAAAAGATTGTGAGGTTGCAGTATTTGCTTGTAAAAATGCAGTCCAATTATCTATAAAACCTTGTACTGACAATGGCTGCGATTTATCGGATGGATTATTAATAGCTACACATCCCCCCGATGTGATTGTCATTGAAGTTTGCCAAGGTGTATTTGAACCAGCAGCAGTTGATACTGCTCTATCAAAAGTAATTCCTCCATTAAGAAAGTAAATTCTATTTGAAGTTCCAGTTGTTATTTGTATATCAGCACTTCCATTAAAAAATGAATTTGAACCTAATACAAATAAACCATCACTTGCTCTATTCCATAATGTACCGGTAGTTCCAATTTGTAAAGCAGTAGTTCCACTTGCCCAAGAATTAGGTGTCGTTCCGATTCCAACGTTACCACCGCTTGTGATTCTTAATAAACCGCTTGTTGTTGATAAAATTAAATCATTAGATGCTCTCATTTCAAGTGCATTTAATACACCAATACCAAGTTGTGCAGAATTACCTAAATAGCCTATATCTGTACCACTTCTTCTAAATGCAAGATATCCACCATTTGCATCAGTAGAATTAAATATAGCATTTATTGCGGCACTACTTGAGAATGTAGCAGCACCAGTAGAAGCTATTGTAAGTTTATCAGCACCAGCAGAACCTAAAGTTAATGCATCTGTAGCGTGATTATAACCGACATATCCTCTATAATTATCAGCAGCAGAAGTACCATCACCAAATTGTAAAAAACTACTTTGATTAGTCGCTGCCCATAATTGTAAACCACCAGCAGTTGTGCCAGGAACTCCAACTGATAAAGTAAATGTTCCAGCATTACCAGCATTCGTTGAGCCTCCAAATAAACCATTACCACTAAAAGCAGCACTTGTACCACTTAAAGCACCAGTTAAGTTAGTAGCTCCTGTTACTTGTAGTTTAAATGAGGCATTGGCTGCTGCACCTATACCCACATTATTAGACGAGTCTGTAAAAATTGCTAAAGGGACTTGTCCCAAGCGAAAAGTTAACCCCATATTAATTATTTTTATATTTCCAAGTGAAGTTTTTATGTGTTTTCCTAGTACCCCTGCAACAATCGCCTATTTTGCTATAGCTTTTAAATCCAAGTTCTACTGTAGCATCTACTGCGCTATCCCATTCTCTTATATATTCGCCTTGTCTTGTCATTTGTATAATTGGCTTGGAGTGCCAAATTTTATTTTTTAATTTTGATTCTGCACTAGGGACATTACCAATTTTAGCTAATGACATTTTTTTTCTACCTTCTTCTGTTATTGCCCATCCTCTAACACCATCCCCACCATCTGTCATATTGCATAAATGTCCAGTGTTTTTATTTGACCTACCATGCAAACCAATAAGATATGATTCCCAAGAGTTAGCCTCATCCCAAGTAAGATTAGTTAGTAGTATTTCTACTTCAATCATAGTTTGGTTATAGATTCTTTGCCAATGCTTATTACGCTTATGAACTTGATAGGCTCTTTTAAAATTGCTTAAAGAACCGATACCAATATAAAATACATTGCCATTGTCCAATCTTTTATGAACATAAACATAAGCATTATTTACTGGATCATATCTCATTTGTAGCTACAATTTGTTCTTTATCTATTAATAAGTGAGTTTATTGTTTGTTGTTGTTCGTTTACTTTTTGGTTTAGTTCTTGTATTGCTTTTATAAGCATTGGTACAAATACAGACATTTTAACTGACTTTGTTGTAGTACCTAATTCATTTCCATTTACATCTCTATCATTAAATTCATCTACTAAGCCCGGAAATACTTGTTCTAATTCTTGAGCAATGACTCCAATTTGTTTATATGATTCATAACCTAATTCAGCTTTTAAATTGTAGTTAACAATTCTTACCTTCATTAAATCATCTAGTTTTGGTGATGCATCAACAATGTTTTCTTTAAGTTTTATATCCGATATTGGACCATAACTATTATTACTATTTGTAACATTTCCATTACTTGTAACATTAAAACAAAAATTACCAGAAGTTGTGGCACTCGCAGTATTCCAACCAGTAAAAAGTGAACGAGCATTACCAGCAGCAGCATCAGTTCTTGCATTAATAACATCTGTTCCACTTTGATAAACATCTAAGCCAGTAATTTGTGCAGTTTTACCAATACCAGTTTTGCCATCAGTTAATATTGTCATTCTTTGTCCACCTCCTACTGAAAATGCTAAAGGTGTGAATCCTGTTCCGCCTGCACCAAATTCTGTACCTATCCAACCAACATTATTATCATGGTTCATAAATACAAAGTTCCCATTACCATTTGCATATACATTAAAACCACCATAAGGAGTTGTAGTATTAGATTTTATAGCAACCCTTGCATAGTCGTTAGTTGAAGTTCCAATATTTACTACACCACCACCTCCTTGTAATATTAATGGTATGTATGCAGATGTGCTTCTATTATAAGCAATCATGGTCACTTGATTTGTATTAAAACCAACTTCAAGACCTTCAGCGCCTCCATTGCTTACGTTTAATTTATCAGCCGGAGTATTAGTACCAATTCCAACTCTACCATTTGATAACATAGTCATTTTAACACCACTACCACTTTGAAAATATAAATTATTTGTAACGTTTATATAAGAATGGTCGTTGTGAATTGATTGAATATTTGTTGAAACATTACCTGCAATTACATCAAGTATGTTTCTACTACTTGTGTTAGTAGTGTTTGTATTTTGGAATACATTAGTAATAGTGCTATTTGAATTACTTGTAAATGTAGCAGCACCAGTAGAAGCTATTGCTAATCTTGGCGTAGAAACACCATTTGTATAAAAATTAATTGCAGAAGTAGAACTATTTAATAAAATACCTTCATAGCCCGCTCCAAAATCTAAAACATTAGTAATACCAACATTATCACCATCACTATATAAATAACCAGTTGCACCACCTGATCTTGCCCATACTAATGGACTACTTCCTACTGCATCCCCAATTGTCAACCTACTCGTAAAGTTACCAGTACCAGTAACTTGTAATTTAAAGCTACCAGAAGCTGCTCCTCCTATACCTACATTATAAGATGAATCTACTGCTATTGCATTTGATAAAATTGCGTTACCTGTATTTAATGATGGCATTTTACTTTATTTTTGATTGTTCTAACAATGCCTTGTATTCAGAAATTACTTCTGGAGTCCAAATAGCATTTGCTATGGATTGTACTTTTGCATCTTCATTTGATATATCATCAGTTGGATTTACAACGTGCCTATAATATGTTCTTGCTATTTCTTCTCCATCTTTTTCAATTATTGTTGCAGTACGAACTTGGATAGCATTTGTTTCAACTATCTCTATTTTATCTATTTTTTTTGTTTCTATTAATGCCATTTTATATTAATTTATATTATTATTTAAAACATTACGTTGTTGATTGATAAGTAATTGTTCCAAGTCCTTGCCAACCATTAGCAAGTGTCCCGCCACCTATAATTAAAGCAGTTGTTGAACCATCTGAAACAGTTCTAATCTGTAATGTATTTCCGGTCAATGCATTTTCACGCCCTGACCCCATTGGTCTAATTGGGGTTAAACCACAAGCAAAGGGTAATGAAATAAGTACGTCACCACTTCCAGTACCAACTGCATTAATAGTAATAATAAATGAATAATTAACCATTCTACCAACTTTTACATAACTACCGCTTTGTGTAACCGTTGTAAATGCACCACCACCAGCAGGACTTGCAGAAGGACTACTTGTACCTTCTTCATAATCATCTAAAGTATTTGGGTCTGCTGATGTAACTTGAGATGCTGGGAAAACTACTCCGTTTGTTGCAACTGTACTTGAGAATGTAGCAGCACCAGTTGTATCTATAACCATTTTAGCAGTAGTAGAACCATTGGTATAAAAATTTAAACCAACACCAGATGTTCCATAAATTATAGCTTTTGAAGCTAAAGCACCTGCACCTGAATTAGCGTAACCAACAATTAACTTTTCACTACCTGCATTATCTAAATAATCAGAAGTACTATAATAACCGCTATTTGTATTTTGAATAGTCAATGAATGACCTAAATTAGCAGTTGTAAACGTAGCAGCACCAGTAGAAGCTATTGTAAGTCTTACCGCATTATTAGTACCAAATATTAAACCACCATTTTCAAAGTTATATAAGTATCCATCTAATTGGTCGTCATAACTAAGCATTAAACCATCTGTGCCAGTTGCACCAGAAACGCTATTAGTTAATTTAATTTGCGCTCTAATTCCAGTTCCAGCGCCTACAATTTGTAAAGCAGTATTATTTGATGCTTGACCAGTTGGTGATACTGTATTTATACCAACACTTGTGCCATTATCAAATATTAAGCTATTGCCTATTACGCTTGATGCTGTGAACTTTGGTACATAGTTTGTTGTACCACTTCCACCAATACCACTATAAGCTCCTACTGCATAAGAATAAGCATATACTACTACTATATCATTTAATTGACAAGCAGTGGCTAATATTATACTTGTACCATTGGTCGCAGTATATTCTGATTGAGCTAAATTAGAACCATTATAAAAAACATCTATTAACCCTTGTGTATATGTAACTGCAAATGTGGTCTGACCAGCAGTCGCAGTAAATGTAGTTATTGTTCTTAAAGCATTGGTTGGTAAAAATGCAGTCAAATAGTTATCAATTTCAACAATCTGACCAACTGTTAAAGCATCTGTTAATACCACAGTGGTACCATTGGTTGCCGTATAATCCACGCCATTAACCAATTTAACACCATTCACAAACACATCTACCATCCCTAAATTATATCCATTAGCTACAGTAAATGTCGTTTGACCCGCTGTTGAAGTAAACACCTGAACCGCTCTCGCTGAAGTCGTTGCCATACCACTCGTACCGCTACTACCGCTCGTTCCTGTCGTTCCACTCGTTGCGCTCGTCCCGCTTGTACCTGTGGTTCCGCTAGATCCGCTAGATCCGCTGCTGCCGCTCGTTCCGCTGCTGCCACTGGTTCCGCTGCTGCCGCTCGTGCCTGTTGTACCGCTGCTTCCGCTCGTTCCGCTAGAACCCGCCGAACCTGAAGAACCCGTAGAACCATCAAGACCTGAAGTACCTGAAGTACCGCTAGATCCTGCCGATCCTGAGCTACCTGTATTTCCGCTTGAACCGTTAATGCCCGATGTACCGCTCGTACCCGATGTTGTACCTACAGCTATACCAATTTGTTTTATGTTGGTAATGATTGAAGGCGCTGCTGGGATTGCTCCTGCTGCCGCCACTGCTGTTATTTGAACATGGTCGCTATCTGATGAGAAGTAAACCTCGTAGTAATCTCCTGCATTTGCGCTATCAATGATAGAAACAAATGGCAATTGTTTAGTTGAGTTAGAATTTAAACCTAAAATAGAGTCTGTTCTAATGATATTGCTACCATTTTTCTTTAACCAAATATCAACTTCGGAAGCTGAACCACCTTGAGTTTTTTCTACTTGTAAAGAGTAAGCTATTTCATAGATACCAGTATGTTGAACAGTAAGTTGTGAGCCACTGAAAACAATACCATTACTATATTCATCATTTGTATATGTAATTGCTGTTGGTGTATTTGCCGCAGTTACCACTTGAGTAGCTGTACTTGTAAACGCACCATACCAGTTAGCAATAGAAGCACCTGAAGAACCGTCTATACCATTACGTCCGGTTGTGCCGGATGTTCCGCTTGATCCGCTGCTGCCGCTTGTACCTGTTGTGCCGCTTGATCCGCTGCTCCCGCTAGTCCCTGTAGTCCCGCTCGTTCCTGCCGATCCGCTGCTGCCACTCGTACCGCTAGATCCATCCCCTCCACTCGCACCATCCAAGTTAATTGTCCATGATGAATAAGTTCCACCACCTACTGTTCTAAAAGGCGCGCCAAAAGATAAAGAACCTGTTGATGGATTATAAGCTGTAACCTCACACTCTTGGAAGTTATTAGCGTCATAAACCACAATAATAGATTGAGCTACCGTATATGCTAATTGAGTTGCTACAGTTATTGTTCCTGCATTACCCAAAGTAAATGTTGTTGTTGATGTTGTGGCATATCTATCACCTTGAACACCACTTGTACCTGAAGTTCCCGCCGTAGCTGAAGTTCCAGAAGTACCTGCCGTTCCTGAAGTCGCAGATGTGCCTGATGTTCCTGAAGTCGCCGATGTACCTGAAGTACCCGATGTGCCTCCCGTTCCGTCTGTTGCTGATGTACCTGAACTTCCTGATGAACCTGATGATCCTGATGTACCTGTACTACCGGATGTGCCTGAAGTGCCTGATGTTGCTGACGATCCCGATGTACCTGAAGTCGCAGATGAACCCGATGTACCTGCTGTTGCAGATGTGCCTGAAGTACCTGAAGAACCTGTGGTACCTGAAGTGCCTGACGAACCCGATGTACCCGTAGTACCCGCCGTTCCTGAAGTTGCTGATGTACCTGAAGTACCAGAGCTACCCGCCGTTCCTGACGATCCTGAAGAACCTGAAGTTCCAGAACTGCCTGAAGAAAAGCTAGTAGCAGTAACAATACCGTCATTGGCAACAAGCACCCCATTGAGTCCTCTTACCTTTAAATCGCCCGAAAAAAGACCTTGTATACTCACAATTAAACGTATTTAAATGTTGTTAAATTTTTGTTTTGACCATTCAACTTAGCTTTTAATGTAGTTGGTTTTAAACCAAGTACATCGGCTGCCTCATTGATACCAATGTAATAAATGCCAGTTGATTCATCTAATATTAATTTAGATGTCTTTTCCCTTGCTTTTCTGCCATTGGCGGCTCCATTTTTTTTACCTCCATTACTTAATGCTTTAAGCATTTTATCATTTACAACTCTTAAACCAGTATCGCAAGCATGTTTTTGATTCTCTGATGGCGTACACCATTCAAGATTAAAAAGCATATTATTTGCCTTATCCCCGTCTATATGATTAACTTGAGCTTTATTTTCAGGGTTTGGGATATACGTTTCTGCAACTAATCTATGTATAGTTTGCCACTTACACCCTTTTTCGTTAAATAACTGAACACGAGGATATCCTGCTGTAGTCTTGTTTGTTTGACTCAAAAATCTCATTGAAAACAATGAAAAGATTTTACCGTCAACGGTAACTAAGTAATTTGGATATTCTTTAATTTGGCGCATATGTTATTTTACTAATATTCTTACAAATTCATTTAAGTAGAATGGAACATCTGAAGATACAGTTAGAGTACCTGTAGATGAATTCCAAGATACTTGATTTCCAGATGGAACACCTGATGTGATAATTGTACCAACATCAATACCACCTCTTGATGCATAAAGTAAAGTTGTATTTATTGCTTCAGAGAATGTGATACTTGCTGTTCCTTCTACTGCAAACTTAGAGTACTCGCGTACACCTTGTCCACCACCGCCCGGTACTACGTTACCACCAGAGCTACCATTAGCTAATATTTCTTGTGCTATACCAATTTTAGCTCCACATAAAGCATAAACATAATTTGCTACGCCTTGTAATGTTTGTGGATTATCACCTGTACCATTTTCTAAATTTTGATCATTACCATATTCTAATGCTTTCCATTCCATATAAAGCTGAACTGGTTTACGAGGATCTATAGTTCCATTAAAAAAAACCCTTTCCTTCGGGATACTACTATTCCAAAGGTATTCAGATATTTTCGCTAAAGATATTACTTCTGCTGGTGTTGCCATTAGAAAAAGTATGATGAGTTAGTAGATATAAATGTTGCTCTATTCAATGCAGATTGTGCGCTGAATATATCTGAAGCAAATGAAATTGCTTGATATGCGCTATCCAATTCTACTCTTAAAATCATTTTTGTTTGATACCAATTCGTACTAGCAGTCAAATTAGAATTTGCCACCTGACTTTCAGTTAGACCATAATAAAATGTTTCATTATATGCAGTAAATGCGTATGATGTAGTTTTATTTGCAACAAGAACATTACTTGATGTTAACCATTGAACAGTTATACTTAATGCAGAATCTTGTGTTAAAACATTTAAACTGATACTTACGTCTGCTAAAGCCCAATCAATATAATCTGTAGTTGTTCCAGTAGGAACTAAATAAGTACCATTTGATTGTAATAAATATACTCTACGCTTCGCAATGGTTACATCTGAACCAGTTGAAGTATCTGTAAGAGTTATTATATTAGGCGTGCCACTATTTTGGCTTGCTGTGAAATTTGGAGAAATTGGCATTACTAAAAATTTACCCAAATATAAGAAATTTATAGGAATTCTACCCCATTTTTCTTTTCTTCATGGCTTTTAGCTTGCTTACCTTAGCTGGTAGTTTCTTCCCTTTACTAGCTTGGTTCCATTCGTTAACATCTACCCCTTGTTTTTCAAGTTCTTTTTTGTTCACATTGAAGTAGGCTTGTTGTGCTTTTGACTTATATGGCATATTTTTAATATTATTGATCTTCTTCTAATCCCAAAATTTCATCCCAAGTAAACTTTAAATCCTCTTGCAAATACTCTTCTGGCTCTGGCTTTTCTCCGAATAAATCTTTTTTAACTTTTTTGGTTGCAAGTGTTTTTATTTTACTTATGGCTTTCATTAAATCTTCTTTTGATACTTCAGCAATTGGCTTTAATATTGTATTTTCTCCCTCCAGAACTGGTACCCCTTTTTGGTATATGTCTGTCATGTATTTGCCAATTATAGCATCTCTTTTCTTTACAAACTCGTTAAACTCCTCTTTTGTTATTGGCTTCCCGATTTTATCTACTTTATAATTTAATATAAGATTCTTGTCCATTGCACTAGATACTTGAGTATCTTTTAAAAGCGATTCCAAGTCCCTTTTATCGTACATTTTTTCATTTACTACTTTAATACCCATAAAAGCAGGTATTCCTCTAGTTAAAATAGCTTCTGTGCCATCTATCTTCATTTGTTCTCTTAATTCCTTGATAAACAATGGCTCAAATAAGTCACTAGCTATCTGCCCTTTGTCATCTAAATTATATTGTTTACCTTGAAAATTCTGCGAAAACATTAAATCCGCTGCTACACCTGTAAAAGGAGCTGCTTTACCTCTTGCAAACTTATAAGTTTCTGCTTTAGCATCAAATTTAACAGGCTTGCCGTCTATTACCTTGTCCCTTAAAGTCATCATTGATATGTACCTTACATAAGGCGTAAATCTACCAAAAATATTATATGCCCATCCATTTACGGCATCCTTTACTTGACCGAATGTTACACTTGTTGGATCAGAATCTACTTCTTTATCAGGATCTAACGCCATTGCAGCCATAACTAAAACGCCCATTGCTATTCCATATGATGTTTCTCTCATTGCGTACTTTCTTACATCCTTAGTCATTGCCCTATAGTAACCCTTATCTTTACCTAAATTAACAGCGTCGCCAAGACCCATTATATTCAAAGAAGATGACATAAGACCCGGCGCCCATACTAATGCAGATATAAGGGGATCTGATGATTTTAAAAGATTATGTATTTTACCTCTACCTGTTATGTTATTTGCATAACTTGCCAAGCTTTTAAAATCTTCAATATTGTTATCTAAAGTTTTACCTTGATTTAGTAATCTTTCTGCTCCTCTTAAAAATATTTGCAATCTAAATTCATTACTAAATGCAGCAAATATTCTTTCAAATGGAGAAAGTATATCTGATGCTTTATATGTTTTAGTTGTTATTTCGCCGGGGAAATTTTCCCATTGTCCCTCTTTGTTCTGAACAGAATATGGCTCTCCTTTTTTAGAAACTGTAAACTTTATTTTATCCAACCAGTTTTTACCACCAAATTGTTCATTTTCAATTGATTGTCTAAATCCTTTTGGATCAATCAAATCTAATCCAGATCTAGTAATCATATCAAGCAATGGCTTATTTTCATAAATCTGAATTAATCTTGCTCTAAAATTAGCTTCACTAGCAAAAACATCTAGTTGCGCTTTTAATCCTTTTGCTGTAGCCTTAATATTCATTGGGTTTAAAACAGCAATACCATTTTGTATAAATACAACCGAGTTATCTATTCCAGCTTTCAATGCCTTTACGGTGTTAAAACCTTCTTGAGCAAACTTCCCAGTTTCAGCAACTGCTCTTTGCAAACCTCTCTTAGACGCCATTTCCTCCCTAGCCATTTTTTGGGTGTACTCAAATTTTAAATTATCTAGCTTTTCTCTTGCAGCTATGAATTTGTTAAATAATTCTGGATTTTTCTTTCTTAATTCGGTATCATCTAATATGTTTATGCGCTTTCGCTTTTCTGAATAATCGCCTTCTTTAATTCTTCTTTCAAATTCAGCTATTTGTGTTTCAACATTTTTAATAGAACTTTCTAGCTTTGCTTGATCTTTATCTTTAACAGGTTGATTTGCTTTGTCATAATACCCTGCTTTTCTTTTAACTTCAATTAATTGCTTATTTAAGTCTGCAATTCTTTGATTTTTTCTTATTTGTTCTTTTTCTGTCTTTGGTTTACCTGCTTTTACCGCCTCAATTTCATTAAGCAATTTTGCTTCTTTCCTTAAACTTTCAACCTTGTATTGTAATTCTGATTTTGTTGGCCTTGGTTCGTTATATTTGCCAGCAATCATGTCTTGCACATCTTGCTTAGTCAATCCAGCCAATTCTGTTCTTAATAAATCATGTATTTTAGTAACTAAATCTCCAAGATTTTCAACTCCTTCTTGAACATATAACCTTGCTAATTTTGCTACATCTGGCGCAATTTCAATAAATTCTTGTACTCCCGGCAATGGAACGGCATTGATACCGCTTCTTCCTTGTCTAATATCTTTTAACTTCTGCCTGATATCACCAATTACCTTATTTCTTTCTGCAACATAATCTATTTTTTTAGTGCTACTTTTTCTAGTTTTCTTTGTTTCATTTATCTCTCTTTGAGTCAACTCTTTTGCAGCTGCATTATTTACTTGCTCTCTTAAATCCTCTACTTCTTTTTCAAGTTTTGCTATTTTTTCAAAATCAGCTTTAGCTTCTTTTTTTTGAGCTTCGGTTAATACTTCTACTCCATTTCTATTCATTTTATCAATGTAATAATCAGAAATAGTTGTCATTGGTGCTGGCATACCTTTTCTTGCCTGCAATACTCTAGCCGCATCAGTACCAATTATATCATTTATTATTGTTAATCTTCTTTGTTTAGCAAGTAGTTCGTCTGTTGGATTTTCTGCTATTTTAGCATCCAATTCCATATTTAAAATCTTAATTACTTCTTGCTCAAACAAACTAACGGGTCCACCATTTTCTAACTTATCAAGCAATTCATTTACATCTCCGCCATCCTTTAGCCATTCTTCAGCTTTTTGATTTGCTTCAAAATTGGTTATTACATCTGGATCATAGCTTTCCATATTAAGGTATTGCCTTCTCATTTCATTAGCGGCCTTATTAATACCTCTAACTTCTGATTCTATACCAGCTAATTCAGCAGAAAATGCCTCTAAATTATTGGCTAAATACTCTTTAAGCTGTGCTTCGTTGTACTCAACTCCATCTATAACGTAAATGCAACCCATTATTTATATATTATTGTTTTGACAAATATCTATCAAATTCTAAAATAGCTGCTTCATTTGTACCACATCTATTGTAACGACTAATTAAATCACCATAAGTTCCCACCGCTTTTAATTGAATGGTAACAAATTGCTGTAAGAATATACCTACTGCACTATCTTCTTCATCGGCTTCTTGGTAGAATTTTTTGTATTGGTTATATACATCTAATTCCATATCATAAGCTACTTGCAAAGCTGTTGCGATTGAGTCAATTTCATCTTCAATTGCATCTATTTTAGGCACATCTGCTACATCGCCCATATCATTGATAAAATCAACAAATATTTGGTAATGGGTAAGTTCTTCTGCACTTTCTGCTAGAAAGTACTTTTGGCCTCCAAAAAAGCCTAATCTCTGTAATTGGTTAGCGATATGCTTCCAAAGGTTAGACTGGTACAATTCGGCGTATATAGCCTTTTGCAAGCCCTTTTTCATACTAGGGCTTAATAAATTTTTTACGTTGGGCATTTTATTTGAATTTTTAATTTTTCTACTATGTTATCAAAGTTACGATCTACAAATTCTTTTTTAGCATTTTCTTTAGCTTTTTTACTAGCCTTGCCTACTACTTCTTTGTATTCTTTTGCTAGTTCTGTTTCTGTTGTTTTTTCAGCTTTCTTTGCTGGCTTAGCTGTAGCACTATCGCCTTCTTCTGCAAGTCGGTCAGCTTCTTCTGAAGCTTTGTAGTACTCTGCTTCAAGTTGTTCTCTTGTTTCATATTCTTGTTTTATTAGTTCTTGTTCAAAAGCTTCAGCTTTAGCAATCTCTGCGTCTATTATTTTTTCCGCAACTGTGCTATTCAAGTCAATTCCGGTTAACTCCTTAAACTTTTCAGCAGCTTCCCTTGCAACTCTGCTTTCCCCCATCCTAACAGCTTGAGAAGCTCCACTAGGATATGCAATCATAAAGTTTACAATGTCTTGTGGGGTTATCTCTTTACCATAATAATCGGACATTTCTTTTGCTCTAACGTCAATTGGCGTACCTTCTTTATTAAAATAGGTTAAAGCCATTCCTCCTGTTATAAGATTCTCATCTCCAAATCTTTCAAAACCCTTTTGTGTTAATTTTCCTAAGCCATAATCAGCAATTAGTTGCTCTTCAGTTGTTAACTTACTTTCCTTTGGTTCAGCTACATATGTTTCTAGCACTTCTAAAGGATTCTTACTATTCTCTATAATAAATCTTTTACCTTCTTCATCACTTAATCCAGATGGCATTTCAGAAACTACTTCAGTAAAACGCTCTCCTTTATTAAAATCAAATTTGTCAATATACTCGTCTAATGCTTTTTTTCTAGTAGAAGGCGACACTTCCTTGCCAGTCTTAGCATCTCTTACTATTAATTGACCTTTCTCGTATGCAACCTTTTGCCTACCTGACTTAGTTGTAAATGATTCTTTCTTTTCTTCTATAGGTGCTAATTCTGTTGGTTTAACTTCTACTTTTACTTCAGTTGGTTTAACTTCGGCTATTGGATTATTATAAATTTCAATTAGAGATTTAGGTAATTCATTTAATGATATTTTCTTTTCTTCACCTTTTACATTTCTATAGATTGCATATCCTAATGTATTTGTATTATTTTTTCTGCTAAATCTAATCCACCACATTTCATCAGCATCCCCTACCTTTCTCTTACCAAAAATATTATAGAATTTACCACTTTTTGCAGTGCTTGTATAGCTATCTAACCCTTCAACTTCAATGTTATCTTCAGTAACTTTAGTTGATTTAACTTCTGTTTGTGCTTTATTTGCTTCTTTTGAAGGAACTTCAGTTGGTTTAACTTCTTTACTTGGATTATATTTTAATACGGGAACTTCTACTTTGATAAAATCACCGTCTATTTTAACTTTAAAATTAAGATTATTATTTTTTAAATATTTTTCTAATCGCGCTAACGCTTCATCTTTATTTTCAAATTTAGCTCCATTCCATTTGCCTTCAGTATTATATTTTAAATCTTTAAATAAATTTGTTTTATCTATTGGAGTTATTTCTACTTCTTTTGTTTCACCTGTTTTTATATATTTATCATTTTTAATAAAATTATTCCATACTCTTAATCCATCAACAGATATAGATTTATCTTCTATTAATTCATGATTTGCAGGTAGAAATTTTTCTATTCTTTTAAAAGCATTTTTAATATCTAAAGGCTTATCATTTTTTGCATTAGCAGTTAAACTAAAACGATTTGTATTGTTTTTTATTTCTTTAAATGAAATTATACCTTTATTAGGCAATGTATAAAAAATATTTTTCTCTCCTTTATCATCGCCTAAATAAGTACTGACAGAAGAATTATCATCAAATTTTTCTGATTTTTGTAATTTATTAAAATATACATCTTCAGTTGGTTTAACTTCTTCGGTTACTTCAACTTCAGTAGGCTTAACTTCTGCTTTTAATTGCTCTAATTTTTCTGCTAACATTTTAGATGCTTCTTCCGATTTACCTTGCGCTGTCAGGTCTGCAAACTTCTGACTTTCTTCAGGTGTCATAGCATCAATCGCATCATATTCGTCAATTGCTTTTACAACTTTCTTTGTGCCTACAGGCTTTCCTTGTAATGCTTCAAATTCAGCTTGACTTACTTCTTCTCCATCTACTATATATTTTTTACCACCAAATTCTTTTGAAGGCTTCTTTGCAATGTTATATACTTCTGCATCTATTTTTTTAATCCTTTCTTCGTTGGTTTTTATTTCTTGATCTATACCTGCATGATAAGCTACATCTGTTGTTTGTTTTTGCTGTAGTAGATTTTGATTAGCTTGGTTTATGTCATTTCTTTCAACCAATAATTCAATTGATTTTGCTCTATTTTCGCCCGTTACTGTTTCAGGTATTTTATCTGCAACTTGTGCTGCTTTTTCTGTAAAAATAATACCTTCTTGGTGCTGTTCAGGAGTAATAACATTGTTAGCTAAATCTCTATTTAAATTTATAAAAGAATCTTCTACTCCATTCTGAACCCCTTGTGTTGCAATTTGAGTAGCTAATGTTTTATTATTAGATGATGTTTTTGACCTCTCCATAGTAACTCCAGTAGCAACTTCTGTTACACCTCCCGGAACTTCTGCAATACCCTCTATAATTATGTCATCCCAATTTACTTTTTTACCTGATGCAATTTGAGCTGCTAATTCACCACCACTCCCCCCAGTTATTTGTAACCCCGTTTCGCCAAGTCCAGCCAATAGTTTTTTGCTTAAACTTTTACCTACTGCACCAGCTGCAAACTTACCTGCAAAACCTGCTGTTAGTGCATCAAAAACTAAAATAGGTACACCATATTTAGCTGCTGTACTCCTAATTTTTGCCATCTTTTTTTCATCAGAAAAAGCATTAATTAAACTTTCTTTATTTGATATATCAACACCGTTTTCAGATAGTGAATTTAAAATGTCTTGAGATGTAGATATGTTATAACCAGCTGCCGATTGTGATGCCAAGAAACCAGTAGCAGCTCCCGGCAAAGCACCAATACCAGCAAATGGCGCACCAGCCGCAGCACCCATTGCTACACCAGTAGGCACTGTTCTTTTACTTGCTTCAAATAATGATGATAAAGAACTGGTAATAGTTTCAGCAATAAACTGAACACCCAATCCAGGACTATCTTTAAATATTCCTTTTAATCCTTTTTCTTGATACGCTTTCTCTGCTTTTGATTGAGGGAATGACTGCAATTCGGTTTGTAATTGAGCTATTTCGCCTAACTCTTCTGGACTTGGCCTTTTACCAGCTGACAAAATATTAGCCACCTTGCCCTGTATTTGGCCTTTAATAGCGGAAGATGTAAAATCAGCCAAAATAGAAGGATCTTCATCTTCTTCTAATACTTTTATTTTAGGCATTCCTAACAATGATAAAGAAGGTTCAATTGATATTTTTTGCTTTTTAGGAGCTTTTGTACCCTCCGCCTGCATTAAAAAACCTTTTTCAGCAAATGCTTTACCTTTTTTAAAGTCTGGCGATAGTGATTGAGTAGGAGAAGAAACGGAAGGTGAAACTGCTTGGTCTTTTTTTTTTAAACCAAATGTATCTGCAAAAGAATCATAAGTTTCTGGTACATCAAATTGATTGTCTTTTAAATATGAATAGTATTTAGAAGCATTATCGTAATTAGACAAAGTGCCTTTAAATGAATTAAAATCAGGAGCTACATCAGCTCCATTGGCTTTTAAATACTTATAATATTGTTCAAATTGATCTGGCATAGTTATTTTTTATTTTTTCCAAGCAATACCTGATTTGGATTTTGTATTAGGTTTTCCAAAACTAGGTTGACGTCCCTTACCCGGTTCTGTATTATATTTTAATTGATAATTCTCCATACTTTGTCTTGTAATAGTTCCAAAATTTTTGTTAATCAATTTTTCTGGCTTGCCATTTACAAACTCAATGTTAAAGTTTTTTATTTCTCTAGGTGCTTTTATAATATCAAACAATTCAGCAGGTAGTTTTTCTTTTGGAAGATTAACAACACCGCTTATAGGGTTCCCGTTAACATCAACATAAGTACCATTTATAATCTTATTACCACTTTTTAAATCTTGATCGGGTATTACATCCATTATATTACCCTCTACAACTGCTACATTACCCGCAGCATTAGCTTTGGCTCTGGCATCCTTTCTGCCTTCATAATACAATTTAGAAAAATCAGCTTTCCCTGTAGATACTGGACCAGTTGGCTTTTTAATTAAAGCATAACCAGCAACAAAATCTTCTGGGGTTTCTATTTTAGGTATTACAACCTTCTTTGTTTGAGGATCTGTGTATTGAAATGCTTCACCGAACTCTTTCTGTGCAGCAGCAAATACATTAGCATCCTTCATTAAATTATTAAAATTCTTTGCAGTTGACGGTTTTGTCTTATATTCATTAATTGCATTTATTGCAACTGTTTCCGCTAATTCTGGAGTTATATAAGATGTTTTTGTATATTGAACCTCACCAGTTGGTAATTTTGTTGGTACTTCTTTTGTAGGCAATGTTAACCCACCCCACACATTTTTAGTAAAATCTACATCGTCATATTTCTTATTAAAATCAAATTTAAATAAATCTACTGGCTTGTAACCTGCGTAAATTGGCTTTTGACTATCTTGAACCGCTTCCATGAATCCATCGGGTATTTCTAATCCCTGTGATGCCATTCGGCTGTAAGTATTTTGTGCCACTTTATTTTCAGCATATGCTTGTTTTGACATAGATATGTCAGATAAAATATCTTTAAAACCAGCCAAATATTGAGATTGAGCTTCTGCGCCATATTTAGAAGGATTCAATATGCGATCTCTGTTTTGAAAGTAAAATTGCTTATTGTCATTATACTTCTTTAATACAATATCTTGATCTTGAGATCGCATACCAGCTGGATTAATTGATTTCTCATAATCCATAAAATATCTATCTAAAGCTTCTCTTTTGGCTTGGTTTCTTTGCTCAAGTTGAATAGCTAAATTAACTGGCTTAGATGTATCTATTTTTACACCTTTAAAGTATGGGTTTATTCCTAATAATCCTGTAGCTGCCATTTTAAATTATTTATTATCCTCCGTATGATTTTCCAAAAATTGATTTAAACCCTGCTTTTGGCTGGGTTCCGTATGATTTTCCAAAAATTGATTTAAATCCAGTTGAATTTGGATTTGTAACACCATATTTACTAAAATCAGTATTGCTACTAAATTGCCCGGTATTGGTTCCAAAATTACCTAATGCTGATTTTGCATCAATACTATTGCCAGCCCCACCAACACCCATCATACCAACAGAAGCCAAATTGCCTAATGCGCCAAATGTGTTTTGAACATCTTGAGAATACTGTTCATTAGCAGCTTGAGCTTTCAATTGTTTTAAACCAAATTGACGATTATAGGGAGTCATTTTATTAATATCAAATTGCTGCATTAAGTCTGCATTTTTCATTTGAGTAGCAGCTCCTAATTGACCAAATCTTTGATTTCTTTGAGCTTCTGCTTGTGCGCCTAATCTTTGCATAGCTGCGTTTTGACCTGCCTCTAATCTACTAATACCACCTATAGCAGACCTTCTATCTTGCAATGCTCCTAACCCTTGAGCTGCCGCTCTTCTAGCTTCCATTGCTCCTAACTGATATTGCTGAGATTGATAAGCATTTTCATTAGCCCTATTTAATGCTTGTTGGTAATATTCACTAATAGGTTTACTACCTCCATACAAAGGGCTTTGTTTAGCGTATTCGTCTAATTCTCTTTCACGAGATTTTCTTCTTTTATTAGACCCGATAGCCGATATGCCACCCGCTAAAGCGCCAGTACCTGCTGTAATTGCTGCTATACCACCGCCAACGCCTAATACTGCAAAACTCATAATTCCAAATTTTTAATGTTATTTAAAATTTCTCTATATTCTTTGCCTACATCTGAACCAGTAATCTGATTAATATAAGGCTCTAATATTTTATCTTCTATTGATTCAACTATCTTCTCTATTTCCTCTTCACTTAAATCATTGTATTCAGATTTCATTCCGTCTATTCTGTGAAACGTAGTCCAAATACAATCTTCTAATATATATAAAACTCTTCTTGTTCCCGGCTTTGTTATTCCAGTATAAGGAGCTGTTATTTCGTACCACTCTTGCGCATCAATAGATACAGCAGCTTTTCCATAAGAAACAACATACGGATGTTCTGTTTTATGTATCTTACTTGTCCATAAAGTTCCAGCGGGCATAAAGATTTCTCTTATATACATTCCTTCTGTAAATTTATGAACCAACGGAGCGTCTATTAATTCATCAGGGAATTGCATCATTGCAGCTTCAATATTATCTACAACCTCGTCATTTTCCCTAATTATCATTATCTATTATTCAATGGTGAATTAATATACTTAGTCGTTGCGCTGTTCAAATATACGAAAGAATTTGCACTTGCTTTCTCAAATTTTATAACCATATAATTGCCTTTTAAACTATCCCCCTCTATTAGCCCTCCCGGACTGCTAGAATCCCTTAAAAACGATGCTTGATACTCAGACTCCAAAGATACAAAATCAGACTCTAAAAGCTGACTTGACTGCTTTACGCTTGTACTTCCTCCTGTTTCCATTTGCGTATATATTACCGGGCAAGCCCATGTGGTATTGCCTGTTTCCATTACTGAAATCCATGTCTTTTTATCCAATGAATTTGCGTTAAATACGTTGGTTATTGAGGCATTATATTGAGTGCCATAGAAATTACAGAAAGGAGCTGTCCCATGCTCCCAAATTTGACCATTTTTAAAGGTAAACATGGTAACATTAACAACACCCATAAATTCAGGGAAATACGAATAAAAAGCCTCAAATGCATTAGCATTTTCATCAAATGATATTGTATAAGGGTCTTGGTGAAATATTAATGCCATTTTTTTAAATTTTATTTTTTAACAGCTTCCGTCAAACATTGTAACACTTAATGTACCGCCGTCTGCTACAACTTGTGCGCTAAATACCCTACTTGTTGATGTTGCAGGTCCGCAATTAAGATTTGATGATGTATCTACAACTTCAACAGAGTCATTGCTTACATTTGTATAAGATACTACTATACTTCTAGATGCACCAGTCTGTGTTGTTGAAGCAGATGCACCATCACCAGCAACTATTGGGAATACTGCACCATCTACTTGAACTCCATTAACAGTTATATTTGTTATTGATGTGCCAGCAGTGCTATTAGTAATATCAACAAATGCATAACCAAGTGTTGTTGTTGTTGTTGTTGGTGCAGCAGTTGTCGTAGTTGTTGGCGCAGCAGTTGTTGTAGTTGTAACTCCACTACAAGGTGTAACTGCACCCATAATACCAGTTGTTGCTACAAATACAGCGTATTTAGTAGAACCACCGAACTGCATGAATCTAATGCCTGAAACAGGTGGGTTATATTCAGTTCCTGCTGCAGTTGTTGATGAATTATACAATTGAGCGCCAGTTACTGGCACATTACCCAAATCTCCTTTTTGATATACCAAACCTCCATCACCAGTCCCAGTAAAGCAAGCTGATGATTCAGTTCCAAAAGTGTTGCTACTTCTTGCAAAAGCAATTCCGGGAAGTGTTGTTGTAGTAGTTGTTGGAGCAAGAGTTGTCGTAGTTGTTGTTGGATTAACACAATTTACAACCGCTCCTGAACTTACTCCTTTATTGCCACTAAAATCCATTATAGCTACATAATAAGTTGCATTTCCTAAAGAAGTATATGTATATTCTGTAGCTCCGCTTAAAAGCTCTCTAGTTCCTGAATTACCTACTTTAGTTAAAGCATCTGAAGCAGATATAGAGCTTGCAGCTATAAATTCAAAACTTCCTGTTCCTCCACTAAATCCATTAGCCAATACAGTTCCTGTACCCACTCCACCAGTACACCCTGAAGTTACGCTTAAAGTAACTGGCGGAAGAGTGGTTGTTGTTGTAGGAGCAATTGTTGTAGTGGTGGTAGTTGTTGGAGCAACGGTTGTTGTTGTCGTTGGAGCAACAGTCGTAGTTGTTGTTGGAGCCGCAGTAGTTGTCGTTGGAGCAACAGTTGTTGTTGTAGTAGGAGTCCCAGTTGTAGTTGTAGTTGTTGGAGGTGGACAAGTAGCTGTTTTACAATTACCTACAGGAGTTATAGTTCCTGTACCAGATACAATTTCAACTTGTAATAATCCACCAACTACAGCTGCACAAATATATTTTTTACCCCCTGTTGCATATACATAGTTGATGTTTGACCCGTAACAATTAAATGTAGCCACTTCCCCGCCAACCGATGTGAAATTAACTTCAACACAATTACAAGGGTCTGAACTAAATGTTGTTGTTGTTGTTGTTGGAGCAACAGTTGTAGTAGTTGTTGGAGTTGCAGTTGTTGTTGTGGTTGTAGGAGCAGCAGTTGTTGTGGTTGTAGGATTACAAGATGCACCAATATCTGCAAAAATGTATTCAGAAGTAGAAGTAACGCTATCTAATCGCGCACAAACAATAATACTCGGACCTCTATTCACACGACTATTATTAATTGTAGTCCCTGCGCAATTAACATATGAAAAAGGATATGACTCTCTACTATCAGTACCATCATCGGCATAAACAGTGTAGTTAAAACAAGTTATTGCAGCAGTTGTGGTTGTGGTTGTCGGACCTGCGGTAGTTGTGGTTGTTGGACCAGCGGTTGTAGTTGTAGTTGTTGGATTACAGGATGCACCAATATCTGCAAAAATATATTCAGAAGTAGAAGTAACGCTATCTAATTGCGCACAAATAATAAGCGCAGCCCCTCTATTGATACGACTACTATTTATTGTAGTTCCTGAGCAATTAATGTATGAAAAATCATAAGATTCTCTACCATCAGTACCATTATCGGCATAAACAGTATAGTTAAAACAAGCTACTGGAGCAGTTGTGGTTGTGGTTGTCGGACCTGCGGTAGTTGTAGTTGTCGGACCTGCGGTTGTAGTTGTAGTTATGCTACAAGAAGAACCAAGATTTGCAAAAATATAAGGAGAATCAGAAGTAACACTATCTTCTTGCGCACAAACAGTAATTCCCGGACCTTTATTCACACGACTGCCATTAACTAAAACTCCAGCGCAATTAAGGTAAGAGAAATCATAGGATTCTCTATCTTGTGTACCATCATCGGCATAAACAAAATAGTTAAAACAAGATATAGGTGCTACAGTTGTTGTAGTAGTTGTTGTAGGAGGACAAGAAGCTGTTTTACAGTTCCCAACAGGAGTTAAAGTGCCTGTTCCAGATACAATTGAAGCTTGTAAAAGACCACCAACTACTGATGCACAAATATACCTAATCCCTGCTGTTGCATAAACGTAATTTACGTTTACACCATAACAATTCAATGTAGCAACATCGCCACCTACTGATGTAATATTAACTTCAACACAATCACAAGGTTCAGGACTAAATGTAGTAGTAGTAGTAGCAGGTGCAGAAGTTGTTGTAGTTGTTGTAGGTGCAGCTGTAGTAGTTGTTGTAGTAGTAGCAGGTGTATATCTATTAATTTCTTCCAAAGCAATAATATATTTATTAGTATTTGCATCAAATACACCATAAATACATGGATCACCGGTGTAAACTCCAGCGTCAGAAACTCCATTATTTAAATCTTTTCTAAAAGCTGCTGTTTTATCAACGAAGAAAGCGTTAGTTTTATAAAGAATACTAATTGGTTCAATCCCATTTTGGCTTAATCTACATACTACACCTCTATAATTATCTACAAAATAGTCTGCAAAGTTATTCCATGCAAGGCTTGTTGCTGCATCTCCAATACCGTAATCACCTGCATAATACTGTATCTTGTTAATTAACTGGTTACTATTTGCTTGTAGTGGGTTGCCCGTAACATCTTTTACAATTTGAGTCAAAATAGGCACATTACCTACTTTAAATTGCTGGTAAACCTTTAAATACCTATCTCTAACATGTAATCTCAATACATCACCAAATGTTCTATCATACTCATCAAAATCTTCATAAAAGAACCTATTAGTAGCGTTAATATTTGTATTTGATTGATACGCTTGCCCAAATCTTATTACTGTTGGAAAATATGTTTGTCTTGCGTTTTCATCAATAACAGATGGTCTGCCATTGCTATTTGTAATTAAATTATAAGAATCATTAAAACTTTGCTCAATAATACCAATGGTATTTTCTTTTAAAACTTGAAAATCAAAATTAAATGGCTGAATTATTATATTATTAGAACCTATATTATCATTTGTAGATGTGGCTACTATCCATACTTTACCTGTTGCAGGCACGCTAAATCTTTTATTAATTGTAAATGTAGTATTTGTGTTTTGAATTATATCATTAACTTCTGTAGGCAATAATGAAACAGTATATTTTGCAGGAAGCCCAGTAGATTTACAAATTATAGCATATACTGAAAATGTAGAAGTTCCATCTGATGCCATATTAAAAGAACCTTTTATTGATAGCACTTGTTCAGATGTACTAGATTTGTTATAAAAAAAATAACCTGTACTAGCCCAAATTGGGAATCCCACACCAGTTAAAAATGCTTGAGCATTTGGTTGAGTTTGTATTATATACGATAAATTATCCACTGCTGTGTCAAGTGAGATTGGGAATGTTTCACTTCTTGATACAAAAGAACCAGTAGTGCCAATATCAAATGCGCTAGATGAATAATTAAAATTATCACTATATGGCACTCTTCTAAGTCTATAAAATAAATCACCATTTGTAACAGGTATAATAGCTGGTACCCCACTTGGATTTACGCTAGATTGTGTTTGCAGTAAACCCATATGATATCTAGTAGCTGTTCCCGGATTGCCAATACCATATTCTTTACCAAATTCATAAAAAAATCTTTGACTTGAATCATTATTTGTAGAATAATTATATAATAAAATCTCATAATGCTGATAATCAGGCGTTCCAGTAAAATTAAAATTTGCATTTATGTCGTCAATAGGGTATTTTATTTTTAAGAAATTACCCGTTGCTGTATATGTATTATTATCTGGAACTAATGGAGAGGGTAATGTTATGTTATATTCAAATGAAGAAACTGTACCTACTATTTCATAATCATACTGTTGAGGTATATAGTTAAATGTATTAGTTACATCATACCTAGCATAGAATCTAATTCTATCACCTTCTGTATAATTATAAGAAACAACATTTTGAGTTGAACTTATGGATTCATTATAAGCAGCTATATTTCCAATACCAATATAAAAAAATCTTGAATTATCAACTCCATTAGTAATTCCCGCATAAGCTGACTCACTTACCCAACATAATCTTTTGTTGTATGTAGTATTATTTGATCTTAATACTTGATAATATGTAGCATACAATGGTGGTCTATTTAATATAGACAAGTTTATTTCGGGTAATTCAGCAGTCGGTACTCTTTCAATTGTATTAATTGAAGCGCCAATTGACGTTTGTGCGCCAATGGTTCTTCCTTGCGCATCAAAATATTGAATTGCATATTGATAACCAGAATCCCAAACATTAGCAAATCTAGTGTTATCCGAATCATATAAAGGTATAGTCTTAAATCCTACAGAGGTCAAAACAAAACCATTTGCATAATTCATAACTAATTTATTACCAACTAATGATACTTGAGTATAACCCTTTACTACCATTGCATCCGAAATGCCTTGTAAAATTGTACTAACTAAGGAAACACTTGTAAATGTTGAAAAATCCGCACTTAAATTAGTGCCATTTGAAGCGAATGAATTTATAAAATAAGATCCAGCTGCATTATTTAATGTTACAACTTCTCCATTAACACCATTAGTTCCAGTACCATAAAGATATATACTCATTTGCGTACCAGAGCCATTATCTGTGCCATTTACTGTAGCAAGTAATAATATACCAGCTTGGTCATAATAAAAACTAGATGAAGCTGAACCTGTATTTTGAGTCACATATAAATTCATTTCTGTTTTATCATAACCTTCAATAATACCAGAATACAATAAAACATTACCATTAGCTAATTCACCCGCATTAGCTCTTTGAGGTACCCAATCTTGTAATTGTAACGTTTCTGTAACATCTAATTGAGTATAAATTGAATCGTTAAAAAACTTTGCAATAAAGATATCATTATCGCCTATTGGGTTTATTAAACTTTCTTTATCAAATGATTCTATTAAAAACCAATCGCTAGTTAAGCCATTTGTTGTTTCTCTAAAACAAAGCTCAATAGCTTTAACATCTGGACCACCAGTTGAAAATAATACAGCTATTCTAGCATTATTTGTAGCGGTATTGTCAGTAAGTGTTAATGATGGCTGTTGAGGTAACGGCACAATACTTTTTGAACTCCATACAGATTTTTCATTATTATCATAAACATATCTATATGAAAATTGAAATAATTTGTTTCTTAGATTGTTTATTGTAATATCTTCATCATTTTCATATGTAACCTTTGGAGGCATTACTGGAGGAGCTTTTGCAACTAGCAAATATTCTAACTTCCAATTATTTCCATATAAGTTAATTACATTTAAACTTTTTGGTTGATTATATGCATCATTAAAAAATAAAATATCTCCTTCTATATCTCTATAAAAAATATTTACTGATAAAATTTTATAAGAAGGATTAAAATTTAATATATCAATACCATTACTTTGCGTTTTACTTATTAAAACAGGCACTACTGCATTTGTATTTAAGTCATAATACAATATTGTATTAAAACCATTACTATTCCATAAAAAATAATAAGCTCTATTTCTTACTTTGTCCGAATAAAAACCTATAACTTTATTTGTACCATTAGGTGCTGTATAAGGTATTAATGTATTTCCTTCTATATTAGAAACTACTTTGTCAGCAGCTGCTCCTTGAGCATCTTTTGTTATATTTAAAGCGTCAATATAGTCATTATTACTAATTCTATAATCAGCATCATCTAGGTTTAGCTTTCCACTAAAAGGAGTATTTATTATCATTTTTTATGCCTTAACAGTCATTCTTTGAGTGTCTAAATTTTGTTCGTAAGCTTGCATTAAGTATAATGGCTTAAATTGAGCATTAGCAATTCTTCTTTGATTATAGAATTCTTGCTTTCTATCTCTCTTGTCACCCAAATTACCTTTTCTTGTACTTGGCATACTAGCTATATCTCTCCAAGCTATAAAAGAAAGTAATGCTTCTCTAAACTGAATTGGTATAGAATATGTTTCTTCTGGATTGCCACTAGATAAATATTCAATCATCAAATAAGAGTAATAAAAATACTGGTTTAAAAGAACTACACCATTTGAATCATCAATGTTAAATTGACCTACAAATGGCGAACCACTTGGTAATCCATAAATATTTTGAAAACCATATCCATCCCAATAATTAAACCATAATGGTAAATCTTGTTGATACCATGTAGCTAAAGTATTATCTTGAGTCAACTCCAATCTATCTGGCTGCTGGTCTGCATAATATGTCATTTTGTTATTAAACTTCAATGGGATTATTTCTCCTACTGAATTTAATACACCTATTTTAGTATAGCTAATATAATCATTAGGCAATTGTGCCGTATAATTTGTTGTATCAATAGGGATTTTTACTGATCTTATTTTATAAAAAAAGTCTAGTCCTAGTTTTTCCATACCCCTTACAGCTATATTGTATAATTTAGCGTATTTGTGTACGGATTGCTCACTTTCATCAATATAATCATTGATTACAGAGTCTATTGTTATATAATTTCTAACTTGTGACATATTTAATTATTTGATGCGTAAGCTAATATATCGTTCTGACGAATTAAGAAAACAAGTTCATTATCTAAAATGATTGGCTCCCCTGCTCCTTTGATATGGAAAACAATGTCATCTTTTTTAGCTTCCATTTTAATCTTAGCCGTACCTTTTCCTACAGAAATAACTTTTGCCTTGCAATTTCTTTCTCTGTATCCTTCAGGCAATAATAAACCGCCTTCGGTAACTTCTTCTGGTGCAAATGGCTTTACTAAAACAAAATCTCTAATTGGTTTCATATATTATTTAGTTGTTGTTATCTACTCCGTCATTACTTGTATCTATTGGTCTTGATCTTTCAAATGCTAATTGAGCTTTGATATATTCAATCATCATTGGAACATAGTCATCTGGTATAATTAATGTAGATTGTAAATTAGTAGAATCACCTCCACTAATCATTCTTACATTTGCAGTATATTGAGATAACAATATAGATGATTTTACATATATATTTTTACCTTCAATCCAATATAATAATTTATTCTGAATTGGTCTAAGACTATCTATATAACCAACTTGATTTATGCTTAATGGTATAGCTGTTTGAGAAATCTTGCCTTCACCTACAAATTGCAATGTTGCAACACCTTCATTTTTTCCTAATGCAACAGGTATTACTGGCAATGAAATTGAATAAGTTGTAACGTTTTCATTTAAAACTGGCAACGCTTTAAAAGTAGTGTAAAATGAATTATTTACATAAGCCACACCATCTATTTGAATACTATCTGTATAATTCTTTCTAGCGGCTAATGCAATAGCATCGTTAAGCCACTGATTAACTTGATTGTATGTAATACTTGAATCATCGGATGGCTGTCCGTTATATATTTGTCTTAATATTCTTTCTATAAATGCGTATCTAGTCATTATTGCCCAGTTTGTGTTACTTGATTAGCATATTGCTGTACTTGTCCGTCTTGTAAATTTAAGCCAATTAATTTTAATGCCCTAGCTATTATTTCTAATAAATCTACATTATCCCAAACAGGCTGAACACTTGTGCCAGAACTATAAACAGGTCTGCCATTAACAGTGGTATAAGCCCAAACAATTTCAGGTGCATCTTTCACATAAGTTAAAATTGCACTTCCAAGTGTTACAGGATAAAATTGAAATCCAGTAGGCTCTAATAAATAAATAGGATTAGTTGCAATAGGATCAATTTGGCTATTATAAAAAGAATACAAAGCATCTTGCTGAACGTATCTTACTCTATTAAATGATGATGTTATTACCGTATCCGTTTGAACATAATCAGCTGGATAAGGTGATTGTCCAGTTGTGCTATTAATAGTTAATGTAGTTTCTACAAGTAATGGTGTTAATCTTTGTCTAATATTTTGATTTTGGCTATAATTTATTCTAGCCTGTGGTCTGCCATATTGATATTGCTGAAACTCTCCCAACAAGTAATCTTGATATGAAACTTGCGCTTGGTTTATAGTCAAATTAAATTCAGATGGAGTCAAATAGCCATTTTGCGCCTTATTAACTGCAAACTGACAAATACGATACATATCATTAACATTCATTGGAATAAGTTATACAACAAATATACGAAAAAGTAATAAAAAAACCCCGTAATTTTTAGGTTACAGGGCTTCTTTTATTTAGAGGGGGAAGAACTACATTAATTTCTTTAATTGCTCTAAAAACGCCTTACACTCATCTTGAGGATACATGGCATATTCAACTAAATAGCTTTCAGGTCTTTTATCCGATGGTATTTTACAAATAAACCCACCATCATTAGCCCAATAAGCAGATCCTTTTTTGCTATTAACATCAATTCTATTGTCTATTAAAGCCTTTTTAATTATAAAAGCTATTTCAACCTCCTTAGAACCAGCACTTTCCATAAACTTGTTAGGTTGTGCTTCAGCATACAATTCGTAATCATTTCTTAGTGCTTCATTAGATTTAGGCATACCTAATTCATCTGTGAATAAAATACCAAGATAATTACAATGTTTACGCATTTCTTCATCAGTAGCTAAAGAAGCATGTTTAATAGCCTTAACCTTAGCAACTCTCTTTTCTCTTTCTAATTCAGCTGTTCTTTGAGGATTCCACTGAAAGAAAGTAATTTTTCTAGTCCCTTTTTTGTTTGGATTATCCAAATTTGCATTACAAAGACTTAAAAATTCAAGTGCTGTCATATCGTAATCGGGAATTCTTAGAACTCTCCTATCAAATATTAAACTCCTTCTATTTTTTTCAACAAAGCTTTTTTCTAAACCTTTTTGATCTTCTACCCAAATACTAGGATAACCTGTTAAAAGTCTAATCCTTTCCATCCTTTTTTTCTCTGGATTCCAAACATCATCAATACCTTCCATATGGTATTTACCATTTTTTTTGGTATCTGATAATTTGAAAATCTTATAAGTAACTCCTTCATTTGCAACTGAAGCTTCGCTCATCGCAACGGCTGCTTCTTCATGTTGTCTTACATCAGTAAATTCTCCTTGTTGAGATAAATTAAATTCGGTTATCCCTATTGCCTTTAACTTTGCCATAAAATGGTTTTTAAATGTTAAAATAGGTAGAGGCAATCAATAAAGTTGCCCCTACCATAATAAAAGTTCTAAATAACTAATTAGTTACCTTGAACGATGATGAATTGGTTTGCTGCACAAACACGAGTACCACGATAAGTGATCATCGCAATTTGATTAGTCATTGTACCATCTGTTGGATTAGGAGATCCACCACCATATTGCCATACACGAATACCGTTACCAACTGTTCCACCTTGAGGAGGTTGTTGATACATGATAGTGATGTTCTTGTAAGCTTGAGCAGTTTTTGCATCCTTAGTTTCACCCATTGGATAGATTAAACCGAAATTACGGAAGTAATCAACGTTTGGAGTTAAACCAGTTGTAACCTCAGTGTTGAATTGAGGATACTTCTTAACAGATAATAAATATCCATCAATAAAGATCTCTTGGAAACCATAAGCAACAGAAGCTTCTTTAGACTTCTCGCCTTGTCCATAAACGAAAGCACCAGCTGGGTAAGCAGCAAAGATACCATCAGAGAAATCTTGTCTTTGGAAGATATCAGTTAACCATGCAGATTGTTTAGCACAACCATTAACATCCATAATACGAGTAATCTCGTGTAATTTTTGGATATCTAAAGTACCCGGAGTGTAACCAACAGTTTCACCGTCAGCAACTACTTTAGGGATAATACCTTCAGAACCAGTTGAATTGTTAATTGCAGAGTTATTTTGGATATTACCACGCATTAATTTTGCTTCCACATTGTTTTTGAAACGAACAAGAGTCTTATACATACCTTTGTAAGTAAATGCAGTTACGCCATTAGCAGCCATATCTGGAGATACTGGGAACTCATAATATGTTTCAGCCATTTGCGCTAAGTCAGTGTTAGACCAACCATCACGAATTTCTGTTACATAGTTATCATATCTTTGGTCTAATTGGATCAAAGGATTGATTGCTTGAGAAGCTTCACCAGCGTCTGCGTCACCACCAAATAATAAAACCTCACCTGCTAACAAGCTAGTTGAACCAGCAGAAGCAAATCTTTGAGTAGTTTGTTTTGGAGCAACTGTAAAAGTCCATGCATATGCAGTAGAGCTATTAATTGACAAGATAACCCCTTCAATGTTTGAAGAAGCCACACGCAAAGTTTCACCAACTCTTAAAGGAGTTTGAGTACCATTGTTAAAGTAAGCCTCTTGTCCTAAAGTTAAGGTAATAGTAGCACCAACGCTAGCAGCAACTGTGCTAGTGTTTGTAACACCCGGCATTAATTTACCGCGGTTTTCAAACCAGAAGTAGTTTAAGTTTTTAACTTCTTCCATGCCGCTATGAGCAGCTAACCACCAAGTAAAATCTTCATTGCCATACTTTTGAGTGTATTGCTTGTAATACTGTGGAGTTAATAATTGTAGATCAACCATCAGTTGTCTATTCTGGGATTGCAACGAGATTGAACCCGGCTGCAAAATATTTGAGGTAGGTATTCCTGCCATAATATTGAATTTATTTTTTTACGCCTCCTCCAAAGGCAATAACAAGTTACGAACTAAATGCCCATTCTGCCATTCTTAGCCTTTCAGCTTCTATGCCATTAAGATCTGGTTTCGCTCCTTGTGGAGTTGGTGTTTGGTTGATATTAATATTCCCGTTCTTTTTTAAATGAGCCAACAATCTTTGGGATGCAGCTTCATTTGCTATTTTTGAAAAGATTTTTTCACGATTTTCAAGCAAATATTTATCTGCCATTATTTGTTGAACATTTGGCTTCCCTTCCTTGTTAAACCATCTATTCTCAAAATATAAATCTGTATCAAAATCCTCCAAATCATTCTTCATTGCCAATCTTTCTTCTTCAGCTACATTAAATGAAATCGGTATTTCAACATCCTCGTCTTTTACCGAAACATTAAATCCATTGAAGGACTGGAAGTCAGAATCTAAAGTTTTTTCATAAATTGATCTAGCTTCTTGCATTATCTCAAATTCTGCTTGAGATTCAGCCTCTCTGCCACTTTCATTATAAATATCTGGCAAAGTTATTTCGCTTCTTAATTTTTCAATTTCTGGCTTTAAAACTTTTGCCTCAATCATCAATCTTCTTTCAGTGTAATCAACTTGTGATTGCCATTGACTTACTTTTGCAGCATAATCATCATCTGATTCATCATAACCTTGTTCAGGTTTTAAAGGTACGAAAAATTGATCATAAAACAAAAGGTCAACATCTTCGTTTGATAAACTACTATGTTTATTTTTAATATTTGTTTTTACAATCTCGGCAGCAATTTCATAATTTAATTCTGAATTTATTAATTTTTCTAACTTTTTTTGTTGATTTAAAACTTCATAAACATCATCTGCTTTTCCCTCTTTAATAGCATCAAACAATGTTTTGCTTACATCATCTTTAAATTGAAATTGAGTATTTCTTTCGTTTTCTTCAATTAATCTAGAAAATGCTTCTTCAGCTTCATCTACAGTATCAAATCCAAATCTTTCTTTTATAAAAGAATTTGGATCAAAAACTGAAGGTTGACTAACTAAATTTTGATCTTCTTGATTAACTTGAGCCGATTGTTGTTCATTATTAGGCTCATTTGTTGCAGTAGGGGCTACTTCTACTTGCTGTTGCACTTGTGGTGCATTTTCATCCGAAAACGGATTGTAACCTTCTGCTAGCGTAATTGGCGCTGACATGTCTGTATTCTCTGGCATAAATGCTGATTTGGTTTCTATTTTTTTTAAGCCGCTGTTGTGGTCGTAGTTGTTGGAGCTGCGGTTGTGGTTGTAGTCCCAGAACCAACTGCTATTACACCACTAACACTTATGGTAATAGGATATACTACAGCAGTATTTGTCAATAATTGCACACCATACCAACTTGTTCCATCACCATAAATAGGTTGTGTTAATCTACTATCGGCAAATAATATATTTGCTGATGTTAATGTACTTGTTGTTGCATATACAATTTGAGTACCTTGATTAACGCCTATAAGATTTGCCTGATAGGCATCAGGGTATGTATTTCTAGATAATACATATGCTATTGAATTTGCCATTTTATTTCTATTTTAAATTTTAAGGTGCGGCTGTTGTTGTTGTCGTTGTTGCTACTGAACCTTGTAATAATAAATAATTACCAATAATACCAAATGCAACCATACCACTCGCATTAATTGATGACACATCAGCTTTGGTTGTCAAGTTAACACCTAATACTGTAACCCAATTAGTTGGAACCTCTGGTGCTGGCAATAATTGCCCTGTAATAGAACCATTATCATTTGTAGTGCTAAAACTAATTGTTCCAGACGTACCTACAAATTGAACAACAGCTGAATCCCATCCAGATAAATCTTGATAAAAAGAATTATCTGTATTAAATGATTCAGTTGCATCTACAGTTGTACTAATTTTTGAACTAAATTTTTGTAGTCTTATTAAAAGCTTACTTACCGTTGCCATTTTTTTTTATTTTAATTTTTTATAATTATTGTTGTTGCATTTGTTGTTCCATCATCATTTGTTCTTCTTCAGAAAGCTGTTGCTCACCCATTTGCTCCATTTGCATTTGCTCTTGCTGTTGCGCTTGTTGCTCTAAAGCCATTTGCTGTTCTTCATTCTGCACCTCAATTGGCACATTTACATTTTGCAAAGTATCAGCAACTAATTGTTGTAATTCTGCTGGTACAGGAATATTTGCTTTTGCAAGATCAAAAACACCTTGTAGTATAATTTCTTTTTCTCTAGCTAAAGCCCTTTTACCATCAATAATTGTATCCGCTTGCATTTTTGCTTGAATACTAGCTTGTTGAGCTTCTGCGTTTTGTTGTGAATTATTTTGAGCCTTTTCTTGCTCTGTTTTTATATATCTCTTTTGTGCTTGTCTAAAGTACAATTCACCTAAATCCACATTTTCTTTAGCTATTCTCATTACCTTAAATGGATCTAGATACATAACCAATTGAGGATTTGATGCCATAGCATTGTTCATCATTATTTGCAAATTAGCAATTTCTTGAGCTTGCGGCATCATTTTAACTGTAGCAACAAAATTTCTATCTTTAACATCTTCTTCCTTCAAAATATCCCTATATTTTTTAGCTCCGTAAGTAACACTTTTATTTAATAAACAAGCTATTTTTTTGCATGTTTCTTCCATTACATAGATATACGCATCATACATATATTCTGTAGCATTATTTGCTAAAGCTCTTGAAGCTTCAATATTTGAAGCGGCAACTCTTGGTTGAGCAGCTTGATTCATTAGATTAGGATCTTCTCCTAACTCATCTTTCAATACTTGATAATGGAATTGATATAATTGAATTAACGCTTGCAATTGAGGTGCAAAACCAGTATTTGCCAATTCGGTAATTGGAACTGGAATTCTATTTCCTTCAGCATCTCTACCGCGATAATAAAGTTTACCTGTTTGTTCCCAAATCTTTTGTACCTCTAATGGCTTTACAGAATCCCCTAAACCTAAATCTAACTCTTGTAACGCATCTACATCAATTGAAGCACCCGCTGGTACCATTTTAGCTACCATTTGTTGTATCTTCAATCTAGCTAAAATCATTTGCTCAATAGGCTCTTCTATTTTTTCAGGTACAGCCACATTACGCATATCGTAAGGGTCATACATATAAAAACTATAAGAAAACTCTGCGTTGCCTAATTCTTTTGGATCTTGTGGGCGAATCATATTTTTTTTGATACCCCACTTAATCATTGTTTGAGTAACTGGACAATATACACCTTCGTATATATTCCATTTTTTCTCTTCTAAATATTCTTGATTTTCATCTATTTTTTCAGGCTTGCCCTTTCTAATAATCGTGCTGCCATTCTTTTTTGTCTTGGTAACGGTATATCCATCAGAATCTAATGTTCTAATTTCAAATTGTACTAAATCAATATTCCATTCATCATAAGGTCTTAACCAAGAAACGTTCCAATCTTGCATCCACTTAATCTTATCTGTTAATTGGTATTCTTTTGATGATTGAGCTAATCTAAAAATATCTTCTTCGGTTAAAATACCGCCAGCAGCAATACTATATCTTGCTCTTATTTCACTAACTTTCATAGACAAAATATGTCCTCTATAAGTGGTATCTCTAAAATCAGGGAAATCAGAATAAGAATAAATTGCATTTTCAGGTCTAATCCATTGAACATGAACTTCCCCTTCTTCATCCATAAAAGTATAAGTACATACTAATCCTACTTCCGCAGAATCATGTAATAATCTTTGTTTTAAAACATCATTCCATCCATTAGCCTCTAATACGTTATTACATCCAATACTATATTGTATTTCTTCTGGCAAATGATTAAATTCACTAATCCATCTATCTAATTCATCTTTATCTTCTGCAATAAATTGATCTTGAGGGATAATTGGAATACCAGACTCTTGTTGTATTTGCGCTAAGACTTCTTTATTTTGATAAATAAATTCAGCTTCATCTGCTGCATTCTTTTTAAGCATTGCAGATGCGCTATCTGTAGCAGTAACTGTAACCTTTTCATTTCTACTCATCCATGAGCCTACTAATCTTGCAACAATTGTATTACCAATAATAATTGATTTCCAGTTAATATTTACAAAGTTAGCTTTACTATTCATCTCCAAACGATCCATAAACACACTCATGTCTATTTTACCGTTTGCGATTTGTCTATTTTTTCTAAATCTATTATTTCTTAACCAAAAATATGTTTGGTTACCGTAAATTGTAGAATAGATGCTCTGTGCAACATTTTTACCATATGCATAATCTTTTTTAGATGCTACATCTGTAGTAATTTGAAACTTTTTTAAGGCTTCTCCATTGCTATTTGCTGCTGATATGAATAACGGACTATCTGCCAATGTGATTGTATTTTACGTCAAATATACTAAATATTAAGAATTTAGTAAAATTTTTAATTAATTGAACTCTGGCTTATAGCTTCTAACCAATGGTTCCCGTTTAATTTGTTTTTGAACTGGTTCCATAAGACACACTATTAACATTAAAAATGATACTGTTTGGTCAAAATCAGTTCTATTGTTTGGATCAAACTTTTTGGCATCTTCCAATAAGTTTTCAAAATCTATAGAATCAATATGAGATTCAAAATACATAATTCCAACATCTGTCTGCTTAGTTAAGCTAAACGGAGTCGTTGGGAAACCTTTATATCTTTCTGCTGTTTCTCTTTTAGAAGGATCAATTGTTGAAAGTGGGTAAGAACCTAAATATCCGACACGCCCTCTATCTCTAAAATATGATAAATAATCATCACTATTATGCTCATACCAAGCTTGATAACCATAAAATTCAGCCGCTAAAAGAACTTGCTCGTGCAATGTTTCTTTAATTTGAGGTCTGCCATACAAATGACCTATTGCCTTACCGGTGGTTTCTGGATTTAATAAATCATATCTTCTACCAATCCAAGCTGACGCTTTTGAACCATATTTACCACCTTGACTATTACTGTATCCGTCAATTGCTATTGCGCCATCAGATACCCTTCCCGGTTTTCTAGTTTTAACATCAAATGTATGTTTATTCTCTTCGCCTTTTGGTGGGAATTGAGTTATAACCCAATGAAAATCTTCTTCTTTATCATGAATATTTCTCCACCTTACTGTTTGGTCAATATCTCGGTAAAATATAACATGCCTTTTTAATACAGGATTTTCTTTCAAATACTGCTCCCTTGCTCCTATATTCATTACATTAAAAATACACTTATCTGAGTCTGTACTAAACGCTTCATCAATTGTCAATGGTTCTTTTCTAACACGAGCAGACAATGCTCTTGGGTTGTTTTTAACCGTTTCTCTATCTGCTAGAATTTGGTCTAAAGTCTTATTTTCATCAGGGAAACCAAAGTCGTCAAAGTTTCTAGTTCGCTTTGCAGACATAAAAAATCTATAAAGACCGCTTGAAGTCGTCCCATTATCTTGCCTTTTGTCTTGATTACTTTCTTCCCATAATAATTTAAACGCATCTTGAACACCATCTTTTTCTGTAGTTAATTTTTCTACCGTAGTAGTATATAAAGCCTTTCCGATAATCTTACCTTCATCATCTAGCAAACAATAACGCACAACCTCGTGTCTATCATAAACATTAACCTCTGTAGTTTTACCACACTCGTCTGCCACATATCTATGTAATTTTTGTCCATCATAAGCTACTGTATCTGCCGATTGATGGTCAATAATTGATCCTAATTCATCTTTGTCAACACTATCTTCTGCTTTCTTACCTCTTACGTTTGTCTTTTGGAATCTCATCTCTGTTTTAGGATTAACACCCAAAGACATATCATATTCTGGTCTAAAAAACTTTGGCAATCTTCTGAAAGGATTAACAACTGTCTTAGCAAAGAATTTTTTGGCATCCGATCCTGTTTTAGACTGAATACCGCCGTTTGTCATCTTAGTCCTAGTAATGTATTCAGAAACAAATAGCCCAGCTACAAATGATTTACCAAAACGTCTTTTAGTTACTTCAAGCATCCCCATACATAATGGATCTTGAATACAATAGTCCATAAAATAGAACTTTTCCAAATCAGGAATACGAAACTTAGGATATCCAATATCAATAGGCCACCATTGTAAATATAAATAATGCAATCCCGTCAAATATGTGGGAGTACCATTGTTCATATACCAAAATCCATTTAACCTTTTATCCCACTCTTGTTTCTTATATTCTTCTAGTCTTTCATCATAAAATTCAACCTCGTCATCTTTTTTCTTTTTATCAAATTCATCCCACTTCTTCATTGTATCTTGATACCAATCTGGCATAGGTATTCTTTTCCAAAATTGCTCTGATTCAATTTCAGACCTTTTATATATACCCCTAAATTCTACTTGTTTTGTAATTATATTGTATACATAACCTTCAGGAGGCAAATTACACTTTAGCCCTTGAATGTCTATAACACTCCCGCCTTCAATTTTTTCGTACATAATTAATATCTTTTACCAGCTAATTCGCCTACCGCATCGGCCATGTTTTCTGGAGAAAATGGCTTTCTATTAACCTGAACTATTTCTTTTTTATCGTTTGTTTCTTGATTAATACCGGCTAATACTTCTAAAGCTTTAATTGAAGCTGAAATTGTTCCAGCATCTACCCATATCTTTTGTAGTCTTTCAAATGTCTTAATTTTAGGATCGTCAATATCAATTGCAGTAAGACTTGTTTTATTTAACAATTCAGCCATTTCATTAGCTTTTCTATTAAGTGCATGATATAGTTTACCTATCCCATCTTGTTGATAATAAGCATTTTTACCTTCTAAATAAGCTATTTGTTTTTCTAAATCCTTAATCTTATTTTCTAATTCTGCTGACATTAATTTAATTTTTTAGCATCTGAAATATTATAACCAATCAATAAATCCCCCTTAACTACTTTTTCAGTTAATTCATGCTCAACCGAAATTACTTCGTTTCTATCGTTGCCTTCTGGATAATATCTTAATCTTATAATCTTTCCTTCTGTTCCATCATCATTTTGATATATAATTTCATAATCACTTGATATAACAGTACCTACAACATTACCAGATAATTCACCGCTAGTAACATAAATCTTATTTTTAACTAAAGTAGGTTCAACCCCTTGCAAAAAACCAGTATATGGTTCAAAAATCCTTAGTCCAGTAATAAAATTATTTAAAGGGTTCCATGTGGAACCTTTTTCACTTCTCCACATAAAACATTCTTCAATAGGTATTGAAAAATATTGCATATCTGAAGATGCTTCAGCTGTTGGTTTTTGATAATTAAAAATTTTATAAGTATCATGAGTAGCATTATGATGAATTAAAATTTCAGAACCAGCAGGTATATCCGTAGCATCAACTACTTCAGCATTAACAGGCTTAACATAACGCATGTTAAAATTATCATATACTCTTTCTAATTTTATCTTTGTGCCATCCTTAAATGTATGGCTGTTTTTACTTTCTAAATCAACCTTAATGATTACTCTATTACTTGGAGCTTTCAATTTCATAATTAATTAATTTAATTAAAATTACACGATTTTTTATATCTACCAAAATTTATTATATTTGTATTGCCCAAAAAAAAATTTATAACAAAAAAACAATTAAAAAATGGCAAATCATTTATCAGTTTATGTTTATCGTAGAAACCAATACGATTTAACGAACCCTAACGGCACCCCTGCAACTAGCGGTGTTTTATTTTCATTACCTACTGTTGATTTACAAGTACAACCAACAACTGTAGTAGCAAATGGCGTACAAATGAATTCATTGATTCTTGTGTACCCAAGCGGTCTTAATCAACCAGCTGAAAAGTTGTATACCAATCAAACTGTTGATCAATTAATTGCAGCTATCAACGGAAGTGGTATTGCGACTACAACTACAACAACAGCGGCTCCTACTACAACTACAACAGCGGCTCCTACTACAACTACAACAACAACAGCTTAATTAAAAAAAAATTAAAAACAATCAAAAATATTAAAAAATGGCAAGTATAGTATCAATTACAGCATATCAAAGAAACCAATATGCTTTATTAAACCCTAATGGAACTCCTGCGACTTCTGGTATTGCTTATGGATTCCCAGTAAACATAATTACAGCTTACCCAGCTCCTTCAGGAACAGTAGCTAATGGAGTAACTATGAACTCAATAGTTGAAGTAGCTCCTACTGGATTAAATCAAGTACCAGTATTGTTTTACACGACTTCTACTGTAGCGCAAATTAATACAGCCGCAAACGCTTAGTCTTAAAAAAAACGTAAATTAGCCCCTTTTTAACGAGGGGCTTTTTTATTTTCTTTATGTACTGTTTTTAGGTTTTTATATATCCTTTTAGCATCTTCTAATGTTTTACCAGCACCTGATGCCATAAACACAGATAATCTTCTTAATTTTTTAGCTGCTTTGTTATTCATAAATTAAATTTATCTTCCTTGACCGCGATACGGCTTAGGTTTTGGAGAATGTTTGTTATACGATTTCTTTGCGCTTCCTGTTTTTCTACTTCCAAATGTTACCTTTCTTGAATCTGTTTTAACTTTTGCCATTTTATGTGTTATTTAGGATTAATTGGTACGAATATAAGCCATTTTCTAAATAATTTTTATTTAGGGTATGCCTACCAAACTTTTCTTTCCTAAAATCACGCAAACCTGCCGATACTGATGCTTCGGGTATATGAGTAATAGCCGAAATTTCACTAAGGGTTCTAAATCTTTGATCTTGCATAAGCTCTTTTAATTTAAAATGATTCTTAGCTAATCTTTTACCATCTCTTTCATGAACATAATCAGTTCCGTCAAATACTAATTCTTGTTGCATATTATTGGGTTTTAAAATACTTTAAATCTATGTCCCCACCGTCCATTTTATTTGGATAGATGAGTATGTCTTTATCGTAAAAGTTCCGCACCATACCATTGTGGTAAAATACGACTTTCCAAACGGTGTTGACTTCTGTTCCGTAGTCAATCCAAGCAATGGCTTTTCCTCTTCCAAGTGGTGTTTCAACTTCTATAGGGTTTATTAATTCGTGAATATACATTAGGCATTATTTTCATCATTTTTTGCTGATAAAAGCTGTAAAGACGTAACTCTAGCATGCAACTGCGCAATCACTTCTTTTGTTTTATCGTTATTGTAAGTCTTTGCTTCTGGCTTACCTTCCATGTAAATCATTGTACCTTTTTTTAAGTAGTTAGATACATTTAATTTGTCTGTCCAATAAGCACATGAAACCCATGTAGTTTTATCTACATCTTCACCTTGTTGGTTTTTGAACTTTTCGCTGTAAGCCATTGAGAAATTAATCACTGTTTTACCATTCACTGTGTTTACTACTGCATCTTGTCCTAATCTTCCGATTACTGAAATTCTGATCATTTTTTTGTTTTTTAATTATTAAAATATTACTTCTCCACCATCTTCATCTTTATATGGAAGCCATGATTGATTAGCTTCTTTTCTTTTCCAAAAATCAAGTCCTTTTTTATTCAACATCTCTTGTATAAAATCCCTTCCCTCAATAAAAAATCTTCTTCTATCCCAAATATACTCAACCATTACAAATCCTTTCCTACCAACACTTTTCTTTTTAATTTTCTTAGAGTGAAATTCTGCAACAGGACTTTTTGGATCTGTCTGTGCAAATGGTCTATGGTAAACGGTAATATTGTCCATTTTATTGTTCCACATAGCACCATCATTTATATCAAATACATCAGGACATTTGTAGTTACCACTCCTATCCCTTTCCATTAATTTTGGATGGGCAATAACCCAAAAATATACATCATTCTTCTTCGCAAATCTTGAAAAGTCAGCTAATAATGTTTCCAAATACTTATCAGTTCTACCACCAAAACCTTTGTAATCATTGGTCATTTGGTTAAATGGATCAATGCAACAAAAGTCAACTTTCTCTTGCACAATCAATTCCAGAAACTTTTCTTTGATATACTGTGGTGTAGGCGAAAGCATCTCTGCGCTAATATAGAAAATATGTTTAGAAATAAAATCGTATGCAGCCTCGTAAATATCATTAGCTGGTCTATTTGGATTAAATGGAGTACACTCACAACCCAAAAGCATCTCAACATAGTCGTGGAAATATTCTTCAGCAGGCGTATCTTCAGGAGAAAATGTAGCTATCTTTTCGCCATACATGATAATTCTACTTAGCAATTGCGACTTTTGCCAAGCCGTTTTACCGTAGTTACCAATACCAGTAAGCAATGTAATCTCACCCCTTTTAGGCTTAAAAATATGATCAAGTTCTGGTACTCCTACACCCATAACCTTATCAAACCCATTTTGATTGATAAGCAAAGCTTTATCCTTTACATCAATTCCATATACCACATCTTCAACCCTGTAATTATCACCCCTTTCATCTACAAATTCATTCTTAACATCAATTTCAAAATTCGTAGTCTTATTGACCAACTTTTCCTTTTGTATAATAGCCGAACCAGCAATAGCCCTATTTGCCCTATATCCGCTCTTTACAGCCCCTCTCATCTCCGACATAGTAAAGTCATTACTCACTAAATATTCGGCTGAAATAAGGCTTAAAGCGACCTCCTCGTTGATTCCAAACCTACAACATGCAGATGCCAACTTAAAAATGTAAGTATTTCGCTCTCCAGTGACAAAAGCATCATTTTTATTAGTTAGCCATTTTAAGATTCTTCGGAAGTTTTCAGAATCGTCAATTGTTTCAATTTCGTTGACTACAATTTTTTCTATTTTTTTAGCTTTGGTGTAAACCGCAGCTTTATCGTTTATGTAAATATCGGGATCAAAACTTTCGTAACAAACCCTGCTAACATTAATTCCACTTCGGTCAACTTCTGGAAAAACCTCTTGTAGTGATTGGAAATGCTCTCTATGCTTTTTGCCATCCGCTATTTTAACCAAAGCTTTTAAACCATTACCTGAAGGACTAACCCAACAGGCATACACGAAATCCTTTTGGATAATTTCAGTCTGCTTATCCCTCAAGTCAGAAATATCATCAAAATCTAAAACTATAAATCCGCTATGCGCAACCAATTGCTCATCCTTCCTATCTGCTCCAAACTTACCACTGAAGCAAATTGAAGGTAAATTTAGCTTTAGCTTATTAGCTTTTTCCTTATCCAAAGCCAACCTAATGTCTAAAACCAAAGATTTACTTGCCCCTAGCTTAATCCTTTCAAGTGCTTTGTCAACGGTTATGAAATGTGGTTCCTTGCTAAAAATGTTTTTAAAAATAGTAACTTGCATCGTTTATTTGTTTAGTTGATCAACTCTTGTTTTGTATTTTATAAAATCTGCATCTTGGTATAAATGCGAATTATTCTTTGGTGTTTGTGGCAGATCCGTATTTGATTTATATGTTTTTTTTAGATGGGGAAGTGTGTTTTTAATTTTAGTTTTCCAAACTTTAATCTTCTTGCCATACCCATCATTCCAACCAGCATCCACCCAAGTTTGATATTTAGCCTTTAGGGAAAATTCATATTCCGAATAAACAGCCTTTAAATCATTCTCAACTACTTCCTTGCAATATGCTAAAAAATCATTTTCACTAGGTATATATTCTTTTATTTCTTTTACTTTACTTTCTTTTACTTTACTTTGCGGATTTTCTGGAGCAGAAACTCCGTCAGATACGGTATTATTAGTAGCGAATTTACCGTTTATGCGGAGTTGTTTCTTACTTTTATCTTTATTTGTACCTCTTTTTTCATAAACAGGTTTTAACCTTTCATCTAGCGAATCTGAATTAATAAAGCCATTATTTAAGAATATCATCTCCAGTTTGATACAGTAATCCACCACATCCCGTATTTCTGTAGCAGAAACTCCAAAATCACCCGCCATTAGTTCAAATTCCACATCTGAATACTCAAATACATTACCATCAATACCAGTTAAATATTCTAAAGTCATTGACCAAATAGCATAACCTATGGCTCCAAACTTTGTACGAATGGCTTTAACCTTTCTATGGTTTCTCATATCCCTATCATGAGGGAAATAATCGCAATAATTCTTTTTAGGGCGAGCCATTTTTTTATAATTAATCGTTAGTAAAATCAGTTCCCATTGCCTTGTTTATCTTTTCTAGATTTTCATCCGAAATATTCATAATCCTATGAATTAATATCCCATACAATGTCCCATATGGCACTCCTGATTTTCTTGCAAGCCAAGCTAGTGGCCTTTCTTCTTGCTCTAGGTGTAACAAGATAAGGTCTTTTACATTTTGTTTTTTCATAAAAATTTTGGTTGAAGAACAAAGTAAAGAAGTTTTATTTAAATAAAAAAATATTTTTCCCCAATTATTTTTTAAAATTTATTTTGTGATTTAATTAAATTAATTATCTTTGTTAAAATATTCAAAAATGAAAACAAATTTTAAACTAACATGCAAAGCTGGAACTTATGAAGCTAATACATTTTTTAAATTAGTAATTGAAGTGTTAAAGCATAGATTTTGGCATTTAAAAACACATGGTAAATGGATGGATTAAATACAGAATTATGATAGAGAATAGAGAATTAATATATGAATTAGCAAAGAGGTTGGATATGGTTATAGAAGTTACAAAAGAAGGAAAATACATAGGTAAATATAGATTCATAAACGACAAATTACACAAACTAAAAGAAGATGAGAAATTCAACAATAATAGTGAAGAAGAAAAGGTGCGTTAGTTGCGGAAATATTGATTATCATTTTTCTAAAAAGATGTGCAAGCAATGTGCTACAGTGGTTTCTACGCAAAAGAGAATGGAAGAATTTGAAGATGATTCAGAAAGTTTTCAAAATTTAGTTGCAGATCTTGACCATGTATTTAGCCAGTATTTAAGAAATAAATATGCAGATAAAACAGGTATGGTAGAATGTTATACTTGTGGTGGTAAACATACTATTGCAGAAATACAATGTGGTCATTTTATGGGTAGAGTAAATTTAGGAACAAGATGGATGGAAGATAATTGCAGACCACAATGTATGGAATGTAATTACTTTAAGACAGGTAATATTGAAGAATTTGAGAATAAACTAAACGAAGAGAATGGAGCATTAGTTGAATACCTTAGAGAAACAGCTAGGCAGACAGTAAGACCAACAAGAGATGAGCTTAAATCTTTGATCCTAGAATACAGGGCAAAGCTGAACTTAGTAAAAAAGAAATTTATTTAATTTTACAGAAGTAATTGTAGATTGGTGGTTTTAAGCAAATATACCCTCCTGTATTTCTATACTGGGAGGGTTTTTAAAATGGTAGTATTTTTACTACCTTTTATTTTAATTAAATTAATTTTGGTTAGTATATTTAATTAAATTAATTTTACAAAAAATTATAAAATGGCAAGAAAAATAGATCCAGAATCAGTTACAAGTAAAGTAGCAGAATTAGAATTAAACCAAGATTATGTTTTTGACAATCCATACACATCTGTTATGGTTATGGTTTCAAATCTTAAAAAGAAAAAAGGACATGAAAAAAAATTATTTAAAGTGAAATTTATTGATGAAAAAACAACCGTAACAAGAATAAAATAAGTATTATGCACATCCAAACCGTTAACTACACTAGAACATTTAATTTAGGTAATTACTCGTCTGAAAAAATTGGTGTTGAATTTTCTCTTAATCAAGGCGAGTCTGCAAACAAAGCTCTTGATATTGCAAGAGAGTTAGTAGAAGAATATCATAAGCAAAATGTAGAAAGATTAAAAAGCTTAGGGTATTATCATGATGAAATTGTTGAAGTAATTCCTACTCAATCAAAGCAAACATTAGCTGAAAAAACAAAATCATTTATTGATTCTTGCAAAACGAAAGAGGAATTAAAAGCTTGGGAGTTAATGAGCAAAAGCAATCCTGAACTATTAGAACATTATAACAACAAACTAAACACACTTTAATGAACTGGAACGAAACACTAATCAGAGCAAGCTCTGTCGGTTATTTAATGACCGAACCTGTAACTAAAGCAGATAAAGAAGCTGGAGTATTATCAAAGACTGCACAAAAACATTTAATTGAAGTTTATATCTCTGAAAAATATGGAAGAAAGCGAGATATACAAACAAAACAAATGAAGAAGGGCATTGAAGCGGAACAAGATTCTATTGATTTATTATCAATGTATCTTAAATTACCATTTAGCAAAAACGAAGAACGATTTAAAAATGATTTTATAACAGGGTTACCAGATATTATAAATGGTGATACAATTATTGACATAAAGTCAAGTTATGATCTTTGGACATTCTTAGGTAACATACCAGACAAGTTAGATAACTTATACTATTGGCAAATGCAGTCTTATATGTGGCTTACAGGCACAAGAAAAGCTACTATTGCGTATTGTTTAGTTAATACACCAGAAAGTATTATTCAACAAGAGAAATATTATCTGCTTAAAAAGATGGATGTAATTTCAGAAGAAAGTCCAGAATTTATCAAAGAAGCAATGAAGGTAGAATTCAATATGACATTTGATGATATATCAATTAACGAAAGAATACTTACGTTTAATGTAAATAGAAGTGAAGATGATATTTTACGCATTGAAAATAAAGTTATAAAAGCTAGAACGTTTTTACAAGAATTAGAACAAACGCATTTAAACTTTAATAATGAGTGCTAACATCATAAGTGCTGTTCAAAATTTAAAATTAGCTCAAGAACAGTTTGAGGATTTTTGTAGGCAATATCCTGAAACAAAAGGAGAAAAATTATTTAAAGTTTACGTTGCTAAGATTAATTGGATGTTTAACGATATTGTAACCCATCCATTTTTAACTGAAGAAGTAAGATCAGGTATTAAAAAAGAGATAAATAGTGATATATTTGCTATACCGGCAATCCATGAAAAAATTGCATTGTTAACTCCAGAGCAAAGAGAAATGATAGAGCTAACATTAGACGCAATGCTTGACGGAGAGGAGGTAAAAATAGTAGATATAAAACATTTAAATGATGGAGGTTAGCGTTGTATATGAAGTAGCTGATATAGTTTGTGATTCATGTTTAAATTATCATGTAGCAGTTATAGAAACTAATATGATTAAATGGTTTGATGAAAGTGTTGAAGTAAGATATTTAGAAGAAATACAATGTCCGCATTGTGAAAAAATGACAAAAATAAAAAGATAAAAATGGCAAAGAAAAAAACAGAGATACCAAAAGAAATACAAGTTTATACAGAAGGATGTGATTTTTGTATGCAGTTTGATTATGATGAACCCCATGTAGTAGGTGCAAGCCCAGATGGAGATGGTGGATTAGAGATTGTATTAAAAGCGTACCAAGACGCTGGTATTACTTTTGTGTGTCCAAATACTGGCAAAAAGCTTAGATTATTTTCAAGACCTTTGTCTGATGCAGGTAAAAAAATATTAGAAGATCAGCCCCCAGCTTAATAAATGCTGGTTGGTGTAATTGGCAACACTACAGATTTTGATTCTGTCATTCAAGGTTCAAATCCTTGACCAGTAACTAATAAATATTTTTATGTCAGTTAATTTTAATAGTACAAGATGTAGTTATTGTGAAAGAAGATTTACTGAAATTAATTATAGAACAAAAGAACATATTGTTCCATTATCTAAAGGAGGGAATAATTATTTTGAGAACCTTGTATGGATATGCAATGAGTGTAATAATTTTAGAGGCAATAAAGACTTGCCATATTTTTATAATCAAATAAATAATATACTTAATAACAATAGAACTATTAAGATTAAAATTTACACTTATAATAGGCAAGATTTACAAAATATGGTTAAAAACTTATCCTATTATAAAACTAAAGAACTTATGATTTCTTATGAGCGTTAGCAAACTTACGAGCTGCTTCAACACTACCAAATCCCCAAGCCTTAAGAGCTAATGCTTTACGAGTAGGTTCACCATTTGGTTTTTTCATAGCACCTAGCATACCAGCAAAACGAGCTGCAAAAGAAACTCTACGAGGGTTAACACCTGATTTTACAGGAGCTTTTAAATTGCCACCAGTTTCTGCATTGTAAGATGCACGACCTTTGGCATTTAAGCCACCTTCTTCATTCTTACCTTCTTTACGCTGCCACGCGCTTGTTTGATATGCCATTTTGATTATTAATTATCGTTTTACATAAATTTATAAAATCTTCTTGAGATAAATCTGACTTTGCAGTATTTACTATTCTACAAACAAATTGAATATTGTCTGTTTCATAGCCTTTTGAAGAATCAATTCTATCTATTGAAGCGTTTGTATTTACAACACCTTCTCCCAAAAGCATTGTCATATCCCAACCAGTTAATGCGCATTTGCCATTTTGATTGTTAAACAAATTCACCAAATCATCAATACTAACGCAAGATTTTTTTCTACCAATAGCCTTTGATCTTAAATATGTTAAATAACTTCTTAAACTTTTTGTTCTTTTAAAATTTACATAAGTTAATTTATCCTTACCCCATGTTTTTTTGTGGTAAGACTTCATTTTGGTAGAAATGCAATTTTTACACCAAGATTGATATTTTGGAGAACCATCAACCTTTTTTCCAGTCGTATAAAAACCACTTAGTTGAAAGTACTCTTGACAACAAGAACAGTTTTTTCCTTCTTTTCTTTGCCAAGCTCCAGACATAAGTTACTTTTTTTCTTGTGCTTTAATCTTTTTTTCTTGCTTTAACATTTCAGGTGTTGGTTTTTTACCAGAACCAGCAGCTGCACGAATGTTATCCCATAAACCTCTGCGAGAATAAGAGCCATCTGCTCTTTTCATCATTTTTAATTTACTTTTCATACGCTAATTTACAACTTTATTTTTATTTTCAGACTTCCAAATTGCTAAATCTATTCCAGATAACCCAATAGGAGGTTCCATAATGCTATTTTGAGGCTTTATTTCGGGCTTTTGTGCTTTTTTTGGATATTCTATAGGTTTAACTGGTAAAACCTCCTCTACAGGCTTTATATTGCCATAATTATCCATTAAATAGTTTACTACTTGCTGAATAGATGTCAAATTTTGCTCTTTTTGAATCATATCCAACTTATATAAGTCAAATCTAACCCCAATTGGTTTACTTTTTGCCATAAATTATTTATTTTCTATGATATCGTAATAAAATGAATCGGTATCTTCAGTAATCCATTTGTCTGATTGATTTTCTACTGACAAAAGCTCTGTATCTACCTTGTATTGTTTCAAATCTTCTGGCAATCTCTTGGTTACCCAATTAGAATCCTTCCAAAATATTCTATTATTGGGCATACAAAGCAAATAACCATCGTCAGATGCTAATATATGACCGCATTTATAGTCGGATGGCTCATTGCTGTAGGGATTATTATACCAATCTACTGTAAACATATAATTAGCCCATACTTTAGATCCATCTCTAAGTACAACTTGGCATCTATGGTAAGCTAAAAAGTCGTATTCAATAACAGATACATTTTCACTAAAGCAATCCCATAGCTGTTTGTAGTAAAATGGTACATCTTTTTCAGGTTTTTGTATGTAGATCTCAGAAAGCGGGACTCTGCTTCTCATCATACCTGAATCGGTTAAAATATGAAATGTAAGCATTTTACCGGCTATGGACTGTACGCCAAATACATAAACGTTATAATACTCATCATTATCTGCCTCGTTTTTTGTAAAGTAAGATTTCTTCACAACAGCCTTAAAACTACTTACGTTTGCATTTAATTTCATAGGTTATTTAATTGTAGCTACAAAGTTAAGTTAATTATTCCAAATGTAGCTACAAAAATTAAATTAATTATAGCAAATGTAGCTACAAATCCCCCCCACCCAAAGAACATAAAAACAAAAGCAACCCACCCCAACCAGAGCAACCGCAAGGGATTGCAAGAGCCAGACCAAAGACCACCAACCCCACCACCAAAGCCAAAGCCACAAAGGAAAAGGACTAACCGCAACCCAACACAAAAACGAGGTACCCAGTGCAAGAAAATCGCAACCCCAAAAAATAAACGGATAGCTCGGAGCGGGGGGGTCGCTTGACCGTATGTTGATGCAGAAGTTGGTTGGTTTTTATTAATAGAATTTTTGGTGGAATCAGTGGAAAATATTTTGTATATTTGGGGTACTAAAAAGCATGATAATGTTAGAATCAATGAAAAAAGGCGGTGGTAAAAAGAAAGCAAAAGAAGTTATTGCTTATGAAAGAAAATCATCAATGCCAAGTAAAATAGCAAAAGGCCCTTCAAAAGAGCAAAGAGAAGAAGGTGCTGCTACTATCAAAAGGGTAGGTAGAGAAATGCGAGATAAATTTGAAGGAACGCAAGAATTTGGTGACGATTATGAAAAGCTTGATTTAACATTATCAGGAGTAGGTATAAATAAATCTGATATAGAGAATCCAAAAAAAATGCGCTATTTCACAAGCAAGAATTATGGTGATGAAGAAGTAACTAGATACCCTAATACTGAAGCTTTAAAAGTAACACGAAAAAATGAAATTACTGGTAAGCCAGAAGCGTTTGTTGAGAGCATTAAAGAAAGAAAGGAAAGAGTATATCAAAGAGATAAAGCTAGAGTATTAGACATGCTAAAAAAAGCTAAAAACCAAAAACCTCTAGAACCAACAAGATATATGTCAGATGAAAATGTTTCAAGATTAGCAGAAGGTCTTAAGAAAAATAAAAATAAATAGAAATAATATGCAACAAGATCCAAAAGGAATGGTAAGAACGGAAATGGGCAGATTAGTAAAGAAGTCTGATCAAGATGCTTGGGAAAAGAAGGCATCAGACGCAATGCAAGATCAATACATGAATAGAGCAAAGGATGCAGCAAAAGCAAGAGCGATGAAATTAGGTTCTATGAAGAAGAAAAGTTTCCCAGACTTAAACAAAGACGGTAAGGTAACAAAAGCCGATGTCTTAAAAGGCCGTGGAGTTATAAAATAGTTTAGTTGGTTATTATGTTTTCGTTTAATAAGCCTCCCTTAAAAAAGGAGGTTTTATTTTGTACATAATTCTGTACGTTTTTTGGTAAATGTTACAATATGATGTATATTGCATCAAACTGCATCAAATGAAAAAAAGAATTACAATTAGCCTTTCAGAAGAAAGTTACATTAAACTACAACTTCTAGCCAAAAAGAAAAAATGGTCATTAAGCAAAACAGTAGAGGATATTTTAGAAAGACAGATGGCAAAACAAAAGCCATCAGTTCAATATGTGGGAGGGATAGGTTATGAAAAAAGTAATCCTTAACATAACACCTCAAACCCACGTCAGGGCAACTCAAGGTGATTCAATATTTTTCAGGATACCTAGAGAGAAATTACGTCCAGCCGGCTTAAGCAGATTGATGAGATTAGAAAAGTACAATAAGTACAAAGTGGATCTATGCGCAGAAGCCAAATCAAAAAGATTCATTCTTCCCCCAGTCGGAGCTTCCATAACTTTCTTTATCCCAGTTCCACACTCTTGGTCTAAGAAAAAAAAGAAATTACATCATGGCAGATTCCACCAGTCCAAACCAGACATAGACAACTTGCAAAAAGCTTTCTTAGATTCCCTGATGGCAGAAGATAAACAAATAGCTCATTTGGAAGTACAGAAAAGATGGGTTGACTTTGAAGTAGGATGGATAGAAATCTCCTCCAAAGAATATGAGGAAGTCCTTGACCTACCCTCCCCCAAATAAGCCTCTCGCCAAAGACTCCGCGTTTGTGAGTATTATATACGCATACTCTAGCAATCCCTAAATTATTACATGTAATAATTTAGGGATTGCTAGAGTATGCGTATATAATACTCACAAACGCGGAGTCTTTGGC